TTCCTCGTCAAACTGTCTCCAAGAAGAGAAGTCTTCGATGGGATCAAAAGGATTATCGATTGTTGTCAACATAACTTTCGATTCTGTCATCAATTACACAACTCCTCTCAAATGTTTACTAATTGTTGATGGTGAAACACCAAGTTTCTTTGCAATGTCATCTAATGTATAATTAGATGCTGCCATTGCCTTAGCCCTATTTATCTGAGCCTGACTCAAAGTATTGACAAGTTTTGGTGTTGCACGCTGACGAAGCTTGTCAATGTCTGTTGCAGCAAGAATTCTTTTCAAAGTGTTCTCACTTATTGCTCCAGCTTGAATTGCTTCCCATTCCTTATCAGTGATCTCAATGTTTCTATCTCTTCTTGAAATAGAACCAACTTCCTGTCGATATTTATTCAATGCCTGCTGACTCAGTTTTCTAAGTGTTTCGCCTTTAAGTTCTTCGCCGTTTGCCTCAAAGTATGCTTTTTTCTTAGTTGAAATCTCAGCATTTGCTTTTCTTTGCGCCGATCTTTCTTTAATCTTATTAAGATCAGAATTATCAAGCTTATCCATAAGAGATTTAACTTCGACAGCGTATGTTTTCTTTGCTGTTGACGAATATGGAATCTTTCCAGTATTCACCATTTCGATACGAGCTTTGTTGCCGAGGTTCTTCATTTCATTGGCATAGTCTGCATAAACAAGTTCCATCGTGTGTCTATACTTCGAAACTAGGGTATAAGCATCGTCAGTCTCTGCCATCTTCGTGCTAACTTGCGTACGTTTTTTAACCCGATAGTCAATGGTCCCATCTCCACTGGTATAGGATACCTCTCCAGTAGCCGGGTCTCTCTTCTCTACTGGGTTATACTTGGCATATGCTTTTGCATCTTTAACATCGTACTGTATAGTCTTTCCTGTGGTGGTTTTAACAGTCATGATGCCGGTCTTCTTATCATAGGTACGGTCTGGGTAGTATAAATCCTCCGCCGTCTTCCATATCTTAGCCCCATCTGGCCTGGATGGGTCGTAATCTTTGCTACCGGGGATGTTTATATGGTATGATCCCTGTCTTTTATCAACACTTGCCTGTCCTTTCGCCTTTGACAGAATCGTAGAAGCACCACCATAAACTTCATTGCCATTCTCATCGATATGCGCCTGATACTTTTTCTTAAGGGCGGCAATATTGTTATCCTTTTCACTCGCTTTGTAGTCAAGCTTATGCTTTTCAGCATCGATAACAACCATGCTATGCTTTACCGCGCGGGCAAGCTCGCTATCAGTCGCTCCTGCGAGAGTCATATCGCTAATAAGATTAGAAATTACACCCATCTGAATACCGGTATTCTTCATCTTAGGATACTCATGACCATTCCGATAGTAATGTTCTGTTCCATCGGCATCAACTTTTACTGTTCCGCCATAATCCAATTTCGGATCGAATCCTTCAAGTTCCTTAAGCGGTGGTTTGTTAAGAATCTTGACCTTTCCTTTTGGATCATGAGTAGGAATGCACATGACAGTATCACCATCGAAGTCCGCTCCCGACAACTGATCTGCTATCTTATGATTAATTCCTACCGCATCAACGACATCAGTACCAAGCATTTTTCTTGCAAGCGCGTTTTTATTGTTGACAGTAAGGATTGGAATCTCAAACCGACCACCATGTGGATAACGAATGAGTGCAAGCTTTGTCCCATTCTCATAGTTTGGAGCATACACTTCGTTATCCTTTAAGGTATTGATCGGAATTATGACATGATAACGCTGTCCAGGAAGCGCTGCCGCTTTCAGATGTACGGCCGCTGAATCGCAGGAATCCGCAAACTTCTCAAGCATGTGCTTTTTGATAGTCGGATTTGTAATTGACATATACTCGTCAAACTCTGCAAGCTTATCTTTTTTAGCAAGATCAAGCTGCTTCTTAGCCAACGAGAGCGACTGCTTTGCAAGGAACTGAGATGGAATTGCGTTTGCCCATTCATCCCAGTCGCCTTCATCAGCTCTTTTATTGATAAGGCCAAGCTTTTCTTTCCCTGTCTTTTTATCCGTATACCAATACTGGCCACCCTTGTCCGCATCTTTGATAGCTGAGCCAAACGGATTGTCAGGATCATCTTTTTTAATCGGCTTAAGAACAGTGCTTGTCTTATCGCCAAGAGCCGGGGTTCCTCGCTTTTTATTCGTATTGAATACGACATCAACACCGTCCGGCAAATCATCAGAGTATACCGCCATACCTTTAAGATAATGGGTTCCGTCTACAAGAATACGAACCTGCGAATATCTGGAATCTCCAAGAGATAAATCCTGGCAACCTCTACGAAGCTCGATAACTCCATCTTTATCAACACCTTTGAATCCATCGCTTCCTACATCATCCGCATAGCGGACCATAAGGCGCTTCGAATCAAGACTTGTTGGGTATGTAAATTTTTTATGGAAAGTTTCCCCATCATTCTGCGATTCATAGTCTTCGATCGTTTTTACCCGGCTATAATCGTAAATTTCTTTATGTTCCGTCCCGGGCTTGCAGAGAACTTTCTGGATTGTCTGCTGACCTTTCGTATTTACCTGTGGAATTCCGCCAGTGTATACGGGACAACCTTCAGCTTTTTCAAGATAATCCAAGGCAAGATTCAGGCGTTCTTTGGAAATTCCAAGAGATGTTTCAACTCCCGATGTTACATCGAGCATACCCTTTTCGTTGAGCTTTTCTCTAAGAAAGTTTACCGTATTCATTGCCTGATTCATCCGATCTTCAGAACTTGGATTCAGAAGTGACCTTACGGTCGATTCAGATAATCCCATCTGTTTTCCAATCTCTGTGGCACCAAGTCCATCCGCTTTGAGTGATTTTGCTCTCTGAACCTGATCGAGACGTCTTTCATATCCAGCCCAGCTCACCTGTCTACGATATTCGGTAGAGGTAAGGCCCATTGACTTTGCAATCGCATTGTCACCGGTCCAAACTTTCCCATCATCGTCGGTATATGTAAAACCGGCTTTCTTGAGCTCGCTGATTCTTCCAAGGAAATCACCAGAATGCTGATATGGATTCTCACCTGATCCATACGGATATCTTCCGCTGTGGCGAGGTGTGCCATAATGCTCAAGATAGTCATCTTCTCTGTCGGATATGCCAAAATATGATAATATCTCATCTGCAATCGAACTCATGTTAATATACCCCCTCGCTTACTTTATCCAGAAACTCGCTCTTTCGAACGATTTCGTCCATCGTCTTAAGAAGCTCTTCCGTCGTTGGCTTGTGATATAAAATCTCATTGTTCTGATAGATTCTGAGTTCTTTATCGATTTCTCCCGGTTTCACTTTGTATTCCAAACAAAAAAGAGCAGCGTATACGATTAACTGCTCCATCTTTGCTGGCTGAGTTCCAGACTTATAGTCGTGAATTCTCAGAAAATTATTTCTGAAAGAAATCGCATCCGCTGTTCCAAAACAATGGTTTGAATAATATAATGGCTGTTCCGGAGTAAGCTTAAATCCGATAGCATCATTAACGTAATTCAAAAAATTCTCATAGATGCGATCCATATCAATAACATCTCTAGGAATTCCATCACCAAGAACATGCGATAAGACAGTTAATCTATCTCCTTTTTTAAGTTTTAAATTATTACGAATAAGTGTTTCTGCCAATTCATGAAGAGATGTACCCATTGCCGGGGCATATATACTTACTCGTTTTTGAAGTAATTCTTCTTCTGTATATTTCAGCCAATAAGGCTGTGAGGGTGCAAGGAATGCGTGTTTACCTCTAAGATCCGAATGATTATTGAAAATCATTGTAGATAATCCTCCTTATTCGTTGAATCTTTGTCGAAGCTCAGCCATCACCTCATCCTTATTTTCAGGATAGATAAATGCTGAATGTGACATTTTGTTCATCTTATTCACGTAATAGTCCTGATTCGGCTGGTGCTTAGCCGTCGCGCATTTCTTTACCTCGAGCGTGCTCCATTTATCTCTATAGAGAATGAGCAAGTCAGGAACTCCCTGTAAATATGAACTGTCATTTTTCAGTACCATACATCCTGGGAATTCTTTCTTTAACTCTTTAATTAGATTTGCCTGAAATTTACTCTCTAACATAACGGAGCCTCCTTAAAAACATATGGGCCTTCTGGGTCACGATCCCAGGACCTTCCGGTTATGAGCCGGATGCTCTAACCAACTGAGCTAAAGGCCCAAAATATAAAGAAGCTGCTCTGGCATATTTTCGTTTGGCGACTGATGTTCTCTATCTTTCAAAGCGAAGGTATGAAATATAAATGATTAAAATTCACGGATGGGAGGAAAGGTAGCCCAAATTCCGCTACAATATGCCAAAATAAAAAGTGCCAACAAGCAACTTCTTCTCATAAAAGGGTATGTTTTTAAAGCGCACGGGGTAGGTGGTGCGTAGGATGTGAATATAGATTTAGACTTAATTACTCGATAAATTCGAAATGATATCCGAACTTATTAGAATTAAATGGATAGCCGACGCATCTGCTGATCCTTGATCTACTAAGACCAATGCATTTGCTGGCTTCAGATATCGAGTCGTAGACTTCTCCTGTTTCCACGACTCTAATTTTCTTACCCTTTGTTTTCGGCTCTAAGGTAAGATTGTTTGCATCGACATGCTTTTTGCTTCCATCATTATAATGAATATAAGATGACATGACATCTCCATGCAAAAATGATTCAGCGACCAATCGTGATACTTTTTTCTTTTGCTTTTTATGATTCTCATAAAGGTACACCATAGCATTACCCTGAAAATCATAAGAAATAGTTTTAACACGACCTGTCTTTGAGTTTTTAACTCTTCCAGCATCACTAACTTGATATACATCGCTGGTTCCAACGGGTTTCCACTGTTCTTCTTCCACTCGCTCCTCCTTCCGAATATTCTGGTTATTTGTGGCGAAATAAAAAGAAGAGGTTTATGTCCCTCTCCCTCATAATAGGCTATGTTTTTTTCGCGAATAAAATAAAAGGGCCTGAGTATTTAAACCCAGACCCAAATATTTCTTATTTTTCAATTGCAGGATTAAATGTGCATACGCCCGGATAATATTTTTCAACAATATTTTTAAATATCATATATTCTTTCGTCGTGCATTTTGTGACTATCCAATAACCGGTAATTTTACCATCAGGTGTTCGTCTCTGATATATCGCATGGCAATACGCCGCATGCGGATAATCGCATATGGCGCACATCATTCCATCGATTCGTCCTGTAATATAAATCGCAACAGCCTCATCCTGTATTTCATTGAGATTAATAATAGTACTAAATCTTTTTACTTTCATAACATATTTCTCCATTCCAAAATATCAATTAACCATAGATTAATTCATTAATGCTACATTTCAAAGCTTTCATAATTTTCAACAAATTGTAAACTGTCGGAATAGATTTCCCGGTGCAGTATCTGCTTATCATAATTGACGATATACCAGTCTTTCGTGAAAGCTCATATTGAGTCATTCCAACCCTCATAAGCTTGTAATATAATCTTTCAGAAAAACGCTGATTGAAATCCTCCTCTGACAGTTCAATGCCTTCGGTTTCATCAAATATAAGATAAATGCTTCTGCTCATGAAATCATAAATATATCTTTTGCCGCCCCCCGTCTTTAGTGCTATTTCCATTTGACCACTTGGATACCAATCAACAATATCTTCCGCAAGTTTCGGATATTCCTCAACAAATGAATCAAATACTGGTCCCCAATAATCTTTTCCTTTTTTCATTTTGCTCGCCTTTCTCATGATTTATTTTTTGTATAGCAGAAAATAAAAATTTTTCACAGTTCCTATTTCATTTCAAAGTAAAAATTAAACTCTATTTTAATTTCTTAAAGTCTATTTTAATTTTTTCCCTTATACAAAATAAGAAAAATAAAAATTTTTAGCCAAAATGATTTATTGCTATACAAAAATAACCCGATTTTGGCATTTTCTGCTATACAAAAATCATTGACTCCTTATTTTCTGCTATACAAAAATACACGTCACTCGTCAAAATCTCCCTCTAAATTATCGCTCCATTGATCGTAAATATCATCCGGCAGCTCATTTTTATTATGTTCAGTTGTTCTAAATCGTGTAAGATTTCCCATAGTTCTCACGCTTTTCATAATATAATCTGCTTGTGTCTCTCCATCGATGGCGCATAATTTTACGAATTCGTCATAAAATTCTTCGGGAACCCTGACGTTCAACTGTCTAGTTTTCCTCTGCCCTTTTATAGGTCTACCACGCTTTCGTTTTATCTCTTCCAATACTATCCCCTTTCAGCAAAATATCATCATCACAACAATTATTGAATAATCTAAAATATCCTTCCCTATGATTCACGGAAGCACGCGCGATTATATTCCCATCTGAATCATAGATATCAGCAAGAGGTTGTCCACAATCAGGGCATAATAAATAATGTCCAACCACGCCACTTCTCATATCGCTATGCTCTAACATCGGGTAATTATAATCATATTGAAATTTACAGCCACAACTGCATTCACTTTCGAATAATTCTCCTCTGATTCTATCATGAAATTTCCCATAGGTCTTAATTCTGATCATTTTACAATATCCTCCACACTCTCAATCAATATTTTCTTAAAAATATCTTTTTGTTTGCAACTTCCGTCAGGATACTCATGCGGATGTTCTATGGTGTTTTCACATAAATTGAAAAATACACAAGATAAACATTCACAAATTCTATATACATTTGACTTCTGCTTCACGAAACATCAATCCTCCAATTCACCATGTCTTCCAACCTCTTTACCGTCTACGGAAGTGTGGAAATCAAAATCTTCATCCATGATGTCTTCCCAGCTTTCTTTCGCACCCGAGTTTATGAATTTCCGCAAAAGTTCTGGAATTTCGTCAATAAAATCTTCGAGTTCATCAAGATCTTCGAGCTGATCATGCCCATACAGTCGATCAAGATTCCCTTTCTTCACACCCGTGTAGCATAAATTCCACCCAGACCCAGATCCGCTGTCGACAATTGTATATATGTTACCATCGAAAATAACCGTAGCATTCATATCCCAATAATATCCATCATTGTATCCGGATGATTTAATAACATTAATCTCTTTTCCATCAATGGTTTCTTTTAAAATCATAACTATTTCTCCTCTGATATATTACATAGTTTGTTGCAAATTTTGTTGAGCTGATACGTCACACAACCAAATATAAATGCGCTTCTTTGATAAATTGAATCCTCAAGATTTTTACCATATATCGAATTACTATATAACCTTGCTTTCGTACGACTTTCCAATAATGTTCCAAAGAGTATCCTATACCGTTCATTATCATCCATAATTTTACAGTACGAAAAATCGGCATTCTTCAGCGACAATTGTAATAGCTGATTAGTGTATACCAAACTTTCAGCTTGAAGAAGATAATTATATTTCCGCGCTACATTATCTGACATGTCTTTACAATAATTGAAATATTTATCCGCAGTCTTTGCATTATCTTGAATCTCCTTCTCGATAATCTCTCGGGCTTTCGTGTATTTGCTCATAAAATATCAATCCTTTCAAATCCCAGCATCATAACAATCAGCCAAATATGTTGTGATGATATCCTGCAGATCATTTTTCGCACGTTTCATAGCATCTGCCAATTTTCGATCATAATATGTGTTACATATAGTTAACCTATTAAATATTCCTTCAAAACATAAAGCATCACGATGAATAGGCGCACTTTTTCCCATGAATATCATCGCATCGCCATGGCCAGCCTCAGATAATTTCTCTAAATATGTCTTCAAAGAGTCAACCGTAAGACATTCTCCATCAAATTCATCGGTTCTTCTGGCTTGTAATTCATCTTCTTTTAGTTTTTCTAAACAAGTTTTACCTGTTTTCAATAACTTAAGCACATCTCCAAATGACGGCAGTGAGATACAGTCTTTTGATTCCAGATAGGTTTTTACATCGTCACTATTCAACTCGTACTCGTCTACGTAGAAATAAGTTGGAACAGCAATTTTGTAATATTTGGGCAATATTGGAAAAATCATAATCGTAACATGCTTCTCTGGCCAAATAATTTTAGTAAATCCATTAGAATCATCAACCTCGAAATTGCCACACTTTTGCTGAACAAGTTTTCCTAAATAAAATTTTTTTAAATTATTGGCATTCGTATAAATATTAATAACCATAATATCAATCCTCCATTTTTCTATAAAAAGAAAAGACCCAACGCATTTTCAGCGCTGAGCCTTAATCTCAATTAAGTGATACATAAATCGCCACTTCAAGATTTTTCACATATCCATAGACGTCGCCATATTCGGTAATATCAGATCGTAATTCAACCTCATTGAGCCACATGTCTTTGGCGTTAGCTATTCTCAATGGTTCCCTATGTTTTTCACAAATAAATTTAGAATATTCTAAATCATATCCATTCTTTCCGGGATATAATTCATAAAATTCTTTATTCCATTTTTCATACATAGGATTAACCAGATCGACAAATACATTTCGCCGTGCCACGAACTCCTTAATAAGATAATTTTTAACCTGCTCTCCTAATACCGAAGCACCCAATCCTTTAAATGTGAAATTAGCCACCATCGTTGCCATAATATAATCACTCCTTTCATTAGAGTCTATGTAAATAACGCGGCTATTCTTTCTGCCCATTAAGAATCTTTAAAATATCATTGAATGATCCCAAGCAAACACATGACCTACCTTCGAGTATAAACTGAAGTGTAGCCGCTGTGACCGAATTATTCGTATAGTAATAATCTGGGAAATTTGCTGATCCGTCAAACCAGACCACTGGTGGTAAATAAAGCATTCTGACTAGGATATTCTGCGTATGAAAATAAAACTCGTACCCATTAAACATTGGACGATATACAAGATAGGTGCAACCAGGAACTTCGAGAAGACGCTTTGTATAATATAGAAACTCATCGCTTGTTTTATAGCACATGTAAATATCAATGATCATGTTTTCCATTCCTTTCCTATTTATTATCTCCCGAATATCTTTTGCGAAGTATTTCCTTGTATTCGTTAAACCACTCTTCCACATGGCAAACATCTATCTTGATTGATGTACCCTCTTTGGTTTTATAACTATCCCAGAAGCTGTTATCGATCTCCTCTTTAATATTGCAAATTATTTCTTTGAGAGGAACCATTTGCGTAATATTATTCTTGGGTATAATCTCAACTATAAAGTTGCCACTTTCCACATACTCCATCTGAATAATCACCATATCTCTATCCTCATCTTTCCTATGGGTTGGATTATTGATATACTGATCTGACCAAACTTCAATCCTCGAATCTTCTCTTGTCTTTATCATAATTTTATTCCTTTCTGAATGAGTTTCTTCCTATTATAATAGGGGTTTTAGAATATTGACGATCAGTTATTTTCAGAACTCCTCTTTCCTCAGCGATTAAAATAGTTGCCAAAGCCATAAGTGTTACTAACTGGAATCTGTTTTCTCCACGCGGAGAATAATAAATAAGCCGCATATTATTTTCTGCTGCTTCATATGCTTCTCTTAGAAACTCCTTTTGGCAGTCCATCAGAGGAACACACCAAATTTTTTCAACATACTCCACAATATCAGTCTTCATTCTTTTATCCTCGCTTCCGCGCCAAATCTATAGTGCACAACGGCATCTTCAAAACATGGTTCCTCTGTAAAGTTTCTTTCTCGCATCCCGACATGTATTTCAGCAACCATTATCAATGGTTACAAAACAAAAGAGCCCTTATTCAGGACTCTACTCGATATCTTTCTCGGATATTACAAATTGGTCTCCGGTGTCCTCCATCTCGATCAGGTATTTCCCCGTATCTTCGAACACTTCTAAGATAATGGCATACTGTCCTCTGAATCTAATCTCGTCTCCTTCATAAAATATCATTTCTTTTCCTCCTCGTTATAAATTAGTTTAATCCCGCGTGTATCTGGAATTTTGAACGCCTTAATAAGCCGACCGCACTTAGGGCATCTTTCAGGACTGATCGCTGATTGATGTATATAGTGTGCTTTATGAATATCTCCCTCTTCTGCATCAGCCGCATATACTTTTATTGGCGGTTTAGGATTATAATCGTATTCGAAATGTTTGAAGATGTACCCACATTCACAAACTGGTTTAAAAGTTACTACTGCCATATGTTTTCCTCCATTCGAGCTTTTTCAAGTAACGCGTGTCCCTTTTCAATACCCGCGACGAAATATAGCGCTGTTTTCTTCAGCAGTAACTAATTTTTCAGAAATATCTTGCCCATACTGCCTAGTCATTTGTATTAGTCGAATAGCTTGTACAAGCTCTTCTTTGCTGACAGCCATATAGAAATTACTACGGATGAACTCGTCTATAGTTTGAAATATAAATTCATCAAGTGTTTCGGTGACCGACAGTCGTATGTTATTGATGGTTTTCTCAACCTCGCGAATATAGTCGGCATCCGATGCTTTATTAGAAATATCCATCACTTCTTCTCCTCCACCATTAAAGAGCCATCCGCGTTGTATCTCGGACAAAGACTGTTTAGAGAATCTTCATCGAATACAAGTAAGTAATGGACACCCGTCTGCTCGTCCACATAGTCGACAAGTTTATTGGACATTCCAAACCTCCACATACCCTGACTATCATTTTTTCTGAAATGGAACGAATTGGCATAAACACCAGTTCCACATCCGATCAGCATTCCAACGACAAGTCCAATTACACAAAATAACACGATTCTATTTTTCTTCATTTCTATTTCCATTTCCTTTCTCATTTTTATAAAGCATCCAGCCAGTCTTTGCTTGGACTATGGCTCTTAAATATCATGTAGTGTATTTTCCACGTATGTTCTCATATCTCTGTTTGATGAAGTTGATACATCTTCTCACTATTCATACACCCCATTTTCGATAGACACTGGAGAATTCCATGCTCCATATTCTTTCACAATTTTTCTGGTTTTTAGATCGACTTTGAGGTATCCTTCTAATGAGGGAAAACCTCCGTCGTAACCTTTAATATACAAATATTCATCTACGACCTTAGCTCCGGTAACACTCATCGGTGAATCCGCATAATATGGATCACCAATTTCATGCGCCATATCGTATACGGATTCAGTTTCAGTTTCAGTTTCATTGTTCTCGGCATGTTCGAGTGCCTTTATTGCCTTGTTTATCGCAAGCGTATAGATAGTTCCCTCATCAGGATTAATTTTCCACATCCGAACAAGGTAATAGTTTGCGAGAAGTATTTTTAATATCTCTGCTGTTTCCTTATTTGTCAGCTCGCCATCGCCATTCACAATATCATTCAATCTTCCCATTTCTAATCCTCCTATTTCTTATTTTTTTCATTAAAGTAAGATTAATTGCGATTGCAAACAAACCTGCCGCAATAAGATAAGCTGGATCATTCCCGCCATACAGAAATCCGAGTACAGATAATAAACCTAAAGCGCATTCAATCATCCCATCTAATCCTCCTTACTTATAGTCGCGCGATTTTCCAGTCCTTTATTTTGATTGTGTTTTTCCATCATTTTATGAAGGTTAATAGCTGAAATAATATAATCCCTTGCGAAATATCGTTCAGCGATCTCTTCCCACTCTTTTCTAGATCGAGCAATTTTGATTGACCCTTTCGGATTTCTTTTCTTAAGCTCTGAAATATACAAATAACAGCTCTGGGCGAATATCGCAGCATCTTCTGAAGAATATCCATGCACGAAGACCAACTCGTCCGTCAGTTCAATGATAGCTCTCTGAAGATTCCTATCGCTTAATTTCTCAACCTCAGTTTTACTGACATTTTTTATCATATTGTTAGCTCCTTTAAATATTTTTTATTTAGTATACGACTGCATCTCTTTCAATCTTATAAACCATGTCACTCATTACTTTTTCACATTTTTCACTACAAATATAATTTTCATAGCTATACTCCAGTCTATTTGTCATCTTTCCGCAAACGCAGCATGGTTTTGCCTGATCTGTCAGAATATAGCCGACTGGGGTTTCTTTCTCAAGTTCTTCTTTTAGCAATCTTTTGAACTCCTCCGAATATTTCTGCGAGTCTTTTTCATATTTGATTCGCTTATTATTCCATGCGATATAGTCATTTGGGTATTCAGCTTTATACTCTGGTGCTACGAGATTATGCTTCTCCAGAATAGTCAGACCACATCTTATTCTGGCCTCAGTTTTTCTTGATAACGATTGTCCATTCATATATTTATATAATGATCCTATCCCAACACCGGCAAGTTTTGTAAACCGTACCAATCCGAGATTATATTTTTCTAAATATTCATGAATAGTATCTCGTGTAAACATATCTATTTCCTCTCTATATTTTATACGGACATGTCTTTTAGGTCTTCCTTGAGAAGAAGGAGAAAGTCTTTCAAATCTTCAAGAGTAAATCCTTCCTTATTTAGACTTCATTGTAGATACCTCTCTGTTCAATAAGATTTTTACTAACCTGCCAGTCAGTAGTCTTATTGTACTCTGAGGTATTTTCAATTTTCAACGTCTACATTTTAAATTATACAGGAAGCTCCTAAGAAATCATTTCAGGATAGAAATCATATAAATAATCTCCAAAGTCTCCGCCAGTATCAGAACCAATTATCTTCTGCCAATGATTTATCCATTCCTTACCTTCTTTTGTTAGTATGAATTTTTCGTATTCCTCTTTAAGTTCTTTTTCTTTTGTAGTCATTATTTATTTTTTACCCTCCTAAACAATAAAAAAAAAGGAGTACTCATAAAGAGTAACTCCTCAAAATATCAATCAATGCTATCGATATTATCAATCATATAGTTTGTACGAATCCTAAGATTTTCCAAAAAGTCTTTCGAAATATTGTCAGATGGTGCCAGCCATATTGAAATGGCGAAATATCTATCTGCCCCTTTCTGATCTCCATTGTCTTCTTTTCTCCAGGAACTCTTTAGAAAATATACAGATAGTCTCCGCCTAAGTTTTCTTATAAATTTCATTCCGACCAGTCCATATCAACTTTCTGAATATAACAGCTCTGATAATCCACAAGCATAACCGAATCTTTTTTAAAGTTTATAATACAAGGCTCATTCGCATCAACATACGTGTCATATATAGCTGTTTTCCACATTGCTTCATTATATTCACCAATGGTGGATTTATCTGTCGAATTGTATTCTTTATATTGCTCGTTGTTTTCGAACAGAATTATATTACTGCCTTGCTCGTCATCATTGCTTAAATACGACAGAATATAAGTTCCATCTTCAATTTGATCCGATGAATATAATCCGGGCTTAAGGATTTCGCCGTCATTTAATATATTTTTATCTTTTTCTGTAGACGATTCGCCAGTTAAAGATCCATAAGACTGATCCATAATTAGAACATTGCCATCCGAAATATTTACTGAGCATGTTTCATCTGGATATACATATGTGCAGTAATATGAATTTGCTTGGATAGCATCATCCTCTTCTCCGATTGTGGATCTGGGACTCGTGCGATAATATCCCATATAGTCATCAATAGTCTCAAAAATGATTATTTCCATTGAAGAATCTTCGCCCCTGTTCGTGAAAGTATAGCTTCCAGCTTTCAAATCATCTCCTACAATATATATTCCAGATGCTATACTTGATCCATCATTTTCATACCAATCGGTGTCAGTCACGACATCTTTTGAATCTGAGACTATGCTTTCGCTTGATGATTCCGTTTCTTCTTGATTCGTTTCTACTGAATTTGATGATAGATCATTATTGTTTTCGATTACACCGCTGCTATCTTGGTGTGTTGTATCGGTCGACACTGATTTCTCAGTTCCTTGGCATCCTGTAAAACAGATAGTTGTTCCTAATACCAAACATACAATGATTGCTCTTTTACTTTTCATATAAAGCCCTCCTTTTATTGGTATTATTGTATCATACTTTCCACAAATATAAAAGGAGAGCCTCAGATTTTTCCAAGACTCTCCAATGCAATTAATCTTCATCGACAAAACCGATTAGTAATGAAACTCCCGTATCATTTGTAAATCCATCGACCTTTAAAAAATCCTGTCCTACAGTCCCAAGATCTTTAATGGCGATATCGTTAACTAATGCCATCTTTCCACAACTGTCTTCCCAGAAATCGTCAAGTTTTCCAACACTCATATTAGGCTTTGGTAAGTCTTTATATGGTTTTGAAATAATTGCTTTTCTAGGCTTCAGCAGTTTCTTTCCTGTCACTACCAAAACGATACCTCCAACAACCACTCCGGTTCCGATAAGGATTTCCTTCTTATGTTCCTCTACAAATGCTTTGATTTTTTCTACTCTCATAATTGTTCTCCTTTCAAGAATATCAATTGTTCTTCATATGAGTGCATGTTTATCTCGCGATTATTTATACAAATTCAGAACATACTCAAGAGCTTTCCTAGCGAGATCATCTTTCGGCTCTATATCCCAACCACGATCATAACGGGCAATACAACTTTCGAAATAATGCCAGGGAAGAAATTTATCATCATATCCGATCCACAGTTTCGAAATTCTTCCATCATTGATTCCATACTTACTACCGGTCTTAAAAACTTTTGCCTCATATACGAATTTAGAACCATCAATTTCAAAAGATCCTTTTTCCCACATAACTCATTCCTCCACCTTTTCTATATGCCATTCTGCTATATCAATGGTTTCTATGCCATGCAATGCCATCATATCATCTAACATTGCAAAATCTTTAAGAGTTGGTGATTTTGGATACGTAAATAGTGGACGATTATACTTGTCTTTATATGGTGATCCGATGATCGTCTCTCCGTCTCTTAATATTATTGTGATTCGCTTCATAAAATATCTATCTCCTTTCTCAAATCTTATACTGACTACCAGATATGTTGTTTATCAATTCTTCCACTGTATCTGGATTAAGTAATGCTCCAGCAGCTTTCGGATGTCCGCCTCCACCATATGCATGAGCAATTTCGTCTCCGAGGTTAATGTTGTCTTTAATTGTTCGAAAGCTTATCTTGCCTTCGGAAATGTCAATGATTGCGATATACGCAAGTTTCGGGTTTAGTTCACATAAACGATTACCAAGTTCACTGATATATCGTTCCGCAAATACCACTCCATATCTGTTTCCAAACATATCTTCCTTTTTAATAATCTGAGAATTTTTCTTATCAATATAGTGATTTATGTCTTTTCGTAATTGAGCAAGCATTGTTTTCTCTTCCAGTCCAAATGCCGGAAATAAATCAGCATCTTCCAATGATATTTTAGGAATAATCCATTCGATAAATTCGACAATCCCATACATTGAAAAGAGATCATTCATATCTTTGCTGATATTTCCAATATTCCCGAGTTCTTTCCAATGCCATGTATCCCAATCTCTCACTATAGTGACAAATTTGCCGATATTTTTCACAGCATCAATATTATGTATGTCAAGCATTGAAAATTCGCATAAATACATGTAAAACAACTCGGTTCCAGAAGTTTTAAGATGCCCATACATCGGTGTATTCTCCAAGACCTGGCACCAATCATATTTATTCAGCCAAAGTGCAGTCGCATGATGATCGAATAATCGAGGCATTATATTATCCTTGTGTTTTTCTATCTGTCTTGCAACCTCTTCACTAACACTTAGATCAGTGATATAGAGGCCATAATATGCTGAATTGGATAAACTACGGCTCATAATAAATTTGAGCACTTTCTGATTAATATCATTATATGAGCAAAATTCAACATCAACATTTTTATACCCGAATGTCAAATACGCAAGAACAGCGCATCCTACACCATCGAGATCTGTATGTGTAAATAATTTAATCTTCATTTTCATTTCCTCCAGTTTTATTTTTTTATGCAACATTGAGATTATTATGAGATTTTGTCAACTAATTCAAACCGGCATTTACGTTTAATATTTGGATATTTTTTTTATAATCGACTTTTCCATAAACATATCAAATGGTCTGATAAATACGTCTCAAAAATCCATAAATACAAGACTGTGTTTTGTCGCGATTAGTTATACAAATTCAGAATATGCTCAATGTTTTTCTCACTTTCTTGACTTATAGCTTTTCTTACCACTCTTTTTTGTTATTTGCGACTCACGCCTTATATTTCTTACTTCTGACCGCAGCGCATCAAGTGTTTCATTAAAACTTTTTCTTATATCTTCGTAGGACATCTCCATCCATTCTTTTCGTTGCTCGCAATCCTCTGGGCTTCCGCATCTTCTATACTGGCAATATTCATAAATTATATCATCTAATAACTCATAATCTTCATCTGAAAGATCGTGTGTTTCGATTGCATGTTTTATTTTTGAAATTTCAGTATTAGATAACATTTGATTCCTCCGAGTCTCTTGCATACCATCTATCGATGTCAGTAAGCTTTATGTTATATAGTCTCATTAGAGCATTCTTCTCCTTTAACTTATTTACCGTTTCCACGATATTTAAAAATTCTTCTTTCGCCCTGGCATTAATCATTAATCCGGTTTCGGTGCACCACTGGACTTCATATGAAAGAATATCATCCTCTTTTACAATAGATCTATCTAAATTGCATACTTTAACAAGTTCAAATAAACATTCCGACTCGAGAATATTGTAATCCGGTGCTATTATTACCTCATGGATCGATGAAGGCATAACGAAATAATTTCTTCCAAGATGCTGCCAAATAGCTTTTCGGATTTCTATATCAAGAATCAGACTTGCCCCATACGCTTCATTCTCATATGTAAGCATATATAAACTTGAAGCATCTTCCCCATATGTTAGAGCAGTTACGTGCGCCCCATGATTACGATCTGACTCAATTGCCGCTGAATGAAGAATTTTCTGTGAAATACCCCATTCATAAAGCATCGCATATGTCAACACTGTTTCGTCGGCATCGTCAGGAGATAATAACACATAATAAAACGAGAAATCTCCATGAGTTCCGACAACGTAATCTTTTCCATCTTCGAAATTTGTTCTCTGAAAATTAATCATACGAATACTAAGTCTATCTTTGATTTCATCAGAATTTTTATTCATAATGTTATCCCCTTTCTATTAGGTTAAAATATCAATCTATACAGTATGTAAATAACATCAAAGAGCAAAAGTCCTCTGAATATAACAATGATTACACCGGCTATAGGCAGATAAATATTTTCCAATTTTGTATAGTTTTTGCATCTAAATCTGATCTTGTCCATAGTATTGAGAATAAATTCATAATAAAACTTTCCAATCCAAACTACGATAAGATAGATAATAAACATGATAAATGTGATTTTAGCCAACATAAATATCAATTCTCCTCTTTAGCAAAATCATCTTGTAAAACAATAAAATTAGGAAATCCCAAACGTTTCCTCTGTTCTTTTGACAAAAGACTCGCCGCATCGAAAGTCTTCTTAGTATTCGCAATCCATTTATTCATTGTTATATCATTCCCATTTTGCATGAGTACAGTAGCTTTTCTAAGCTCAAGATATGCTGAATACATTATCTTCAATGCATCTTCTGTATGTCTCATTTTTTTCTTCAGTTCTTTCTTTTTCATTTGAATACCTCCTCATAATCTTCAAATTCACAGGGTTTCCCATCCAGCATACGATCAACTCTCCATTGAATATATGCTTTTTCTTTCTGCCAAACAGTATCGATAATCTTTAAAATGTCATCAGTGTATGTGTCTTTAAATCTGCTCAACGTATATTTTAACTGATCAACATCAATTGCATACTCTTTGCTATAATGTTCTCCAAACACACTGAGATACCATGTTTTTATATATCCGGGTTTTATTGTAACTGTAAATCCAATTCCATATTCATAGCATCTTCTTGCGATTTTTCCGACAAATTCATCATAGACATCTCGACAGTACATATTTATTTCTCCCTTGTCCATGTCGTTTTTGGAATCCATTCTCTGATAGTTGACGAACGTCTGCCATTAGATATAGCCATACGAACAATGTATTTTTTCTTAGGGTCGATAGAACCTCCCAATTTTTCTAAGTGTTTTAATCCATTCTTAACAGATTCTCTCTTAGAGTTTAGAATATTGCAACCATAAGACCATACACACTCTCGTCGCTCATAGTTTAGATGTACTCCGTCGTTGGAAACAGCCTCATCTACCAGCACCGGTATCCAAGGAGTCTCCTTAAGCCACTCATCCAGAAATTCTGTATACTTATGTTTTTCTGCATACTCATAATATTTGGAATGTATTCCATCAGCTCCCTGTGTAAGGGAAAATCGTTTTGTTCTTGCATCCCAAATGATACAGACGAAGAAACAACAATGGCCATACATTACACCAAGTTTCTTTGAATATTCATCATAACTGCATACCCGATAGCATTTGTCAATATGATTAAGTATCCAGTCGTATACTCTGTCCTTTTCAATCGGTTTCATATTGTGTTCGTTCATCCATTGCATAGTTAAAGGTTGCCTATTAGCTTCAAAAAACTTAACGTCCTGGAAAATATCAAGGTAATTGAATGGTGTATTATCCAGACAATAAGGAAGCGTTACATCTCGAACAGAATCGAACTCTTTCCTTCTTATATTATCTTCACTAACCTTCAAACCAGCTTTTAACAATGTATCTTTTAAATTCATCTCATATTCCTCCATGATTTTATAAATTTAATTATCCGTTCTTTTACCAACTATAACATCAGCCATAAACGTTATGGAGTTACTTGGAAAATGCTCAGATTTTCGATTATCAATAGCTGTAAATATCGTATAATCCCTCAATTTTGGTATGAGATCCTGGATGAGGTCATCTTGAATACTTTTTGGATAATATAAAACACGGGGATCATTACGTCGCATAGTAATAACTGATCTAAGATTTTCACACTGAATATGTTCTTGGTATACGAGCAGCGTATCATTTGTTGGCATAAAATTTTTATAAAACTCAAGTTCCCTTTTTGCTTTTTTCAATTTCTGTCTCAGATTCATTTTTATCTCCTTTCATAATCGAATCGTGCATATACTCCATCGCTGTCCGCACAGTATCCGAGGTATTCATTCCTGTTGCACGTCTAAGATCTTCTAACCTCTCAGCCTCCTTCTTAGTCATCCGAATCCGACAATTAACAATTCTGGGATTATTCGTCGCCGGTCTTCCTCTTTTAGCCAAAAATATCGTCACCTCTTTTCTGTATTACATAAAATCTAAAAAGAAAAGAGAGCCAAAACCTTTGTAGGTTCAGACCCTCTTCAAAACTACTTATTCAGTTCAACATGATCTTGAATACAGCGATCATAAACTGAAAATAGTTTCCTTCCTTACTGATTATATGACCCTTGTCATTAAGACCTCTGTAGTAAGTAAGCTCCCATTTTCTTTTCTTGAATAATCTTCTGATCTTCATTGTCATTTCCTCCTAAATATATTTTCTATAAAGGGGAATGTTTATTTCGCGGAGTTGCCGCTGTTTTCTTCTTCCAGCTTCACTTTCATTCTTTTGAGAATATCCTCCACCTCAATTCTTGTCCGATCGCTGAGCTTCATGTACGCCTTGTGCTCATCATACCATTTGAAAATTTCGAAAAGATTTTCCTTTGCCCAGCTGAACGCCCACCAGTCACAAATCATTTCGATGATATACTCATAAGGCATATCAAGAGTAATCTCGCCTTCGTTTGGATCATCGTTAATAAGAATCCAATGCTGCCAATGGTGTGGATTCCTATGAATGTGAACCAGCCATGCTCTCCGATACTCTTGGAGTACCTGATACGATCGATTTCCACCATAAAAATATGCATCGTACGCTTCATACTCGTCTGGTTTATTTTTAGATGCATCATGCGAAAACACGATCTGATGTTCAAGATCTACAGGAATTTCATACTCCTGCTCATTTGCCTTTGTAATCACTTCTGGCAAATTTTCCTCCATCCAACGAAATCCTTTTGCCACATTGTCTCGATGATTCTTCAAATATAAATCATATTCTCTACTCATTTTTCATACTCCTTGGCCCACAAACATTTTCTAGGTACTTTTTTCCATGCAACAACATCGTAACGTTTACACTCGTTATCTTCCATGACTAAGTTATCGTCAATTGGAGCCCGACAGGACATATATACCTTATATCCTCTAAATACCCGCATTCTCTCAAGATTTACCCACGTATCGCTCCATTGCGTATAATGAAGAAGCATTACCCGTGAATAATATGTTCCAGCTCCGTCACTACATGTGCACAAATACCACCCGTCTTTCTTTGGCTTAAAAATCGGATAAGGTCTCCAAATATTTAGCATAATACCTCCATATCATATTAATCTCTTTCATTGTCACCTATGTGCGTAAAATATCAATTATATATTTTTCCGCTTTTCTTATCTCTTAAAACAATCCTTTCTTCTATTGAAAAACCGGCATAATTTGCTATTCTATAGAATGTGTCAATGAGCCAACTTATTTTATTTCGATCAGAGTCTGCCTTCTTTATCGCTTTATATGCAACATAATCATTGCATCCAGATCCATTTTTATGAAGATTTTCTTTTCTTTTTGATTCTTTTTTCACAATGAATGTGTTATATCCAAGACTCTCAAATATCCAGTTCGCATCTCTAACATTCGGTGCCCTGTCTTCTGACAAATATCTGCTGATACTTGTTTCGGTCATTCCACATTTTTTAGCCACATCACGAATAGATAAATTTTCTTTATCCATGATATGCCTTAATTGATCTGCAAAATAGCTGTTGCTCGATCTATAGACTATCTCATCCATTTATCCCTCCACTAAAATATTTATTTGTATGCTTTGCCATACTTTCTGATATATTCATGTTTTATTTTCCATTTTCGACCACTAATATATCCATCATAACTTTTTTCTTTTCGTATATTGGATTGCAATATATCGTGTTCTCTCTTTTCTCTAATATATTTTTCACAATCTATGTGACACCCAATGTGTCTGGATTTGCAATCATGACAACATAATAGGGGCAATGGAATCACCTCTTTTTCTTCAAATTATCAATTACAGGAATTCTTCATCTCTTCTTCGTGCAGCTGTCTGATTTTCACTGCAAGGTAATTGATTGTATCTTTTCTGTCTATATAGCCAGACAGAATCGTTTTTACCTGTTCTGTAAAAATATCTTTTTCATCTTCAGTCATATAGCTTAGCCCTCCTTATTTAAGTTTCATAGATATAGTCATTCCTTGTGCGAGAATCAGCATTTCAAAGGCAAGTATTTTATCTAACTTATCTTCTGCCTTGATATACGTTCTTATCCCCATACACAGTTCTACGACAATCAGAATAATCCATAACACATTCATGTCTTTATTACCTACTTTCCAAAGTAAAGCCACCACTTATATGTCGGTAGTTCGATCTGCTTCTTCTTCAAATTTTTTATCTTCTTATTATTTTCGATGTATACCTCGATCTGTTTCTCAACCAACGCATCTGATTTCAACTCTGGATATAGTGAAACAAGCGCTACCGAATCTTCATTTTTGAGATCCTTAAACGTACTTCCCTCGTATTCCATATACTTATTCACTAATTCACCAATCTGGCTCTCAATTTGGTTGTTTTCCTCTTCATACATCGAGATCATTTCTGGAATATGATTTCCAGATGTTACGGTCCAGGCAAGATCGATACTGCCGACTGTCGCAATTATCAACGCAATACCAAATAGAATCGTCCCTGTAAATGCCAGCGAATCCAATTCATCTTGTCTATACATATAAATCGAAAATCCGAATCCGATAATTATCGGTAATATTATTGCAAAAATCATCAGTTCATTCTCCTTTCTTATAGCGCGTAAATATTTTCATATTCATCGGCATCTTCTTTGTTATAGACAACGGTCATTTTGTATTCACGAATTGAATGTCCATTCTCCGCTGCCCAGTCTTCGAACAACCGTTTAGCCTCACGATAGTTCTCGGCACAAAACTGAATTTCACCATAGCCGTCAATTTTTCGGTCATAATTAAACTGATATGTTCTAATAAATATCAATCCTCCACACTAATTGTTAGAAACTGTACTGGATAATCTCCTGCTGATATATCCGCTACTGGTTCATCAAAATTAAATCGAAGATCATTATAACAATCTTTTTGTTCCAATGTCTCAAAATCCCTTTGATCTGCATTCCATACAACACGTCCGGTTTTACATGGTGTATGTCCGACGTTGCAAAATATATGCTTTGAATTTACAAGATTTTGGAGTTCATCTTTCGTGAATATGAGATTGTAAGTTCCACTAGGTAATGACATATATGCTTTCATAAAATATCAATCCTCCCATGTATATATACCACGTCTTCCACGGGGCCATGTTCTGTAATCCTCATCCCCTTCATAGCATTTACCAGTAATCATCCAGGAATATGGTAAACTTTCGATCCAGCTGCAGAACCACTTCCATTCTGGCAACGTATGATGGTGCCTCTGTCCATAGATCGTCTTAAGCTGCAGATAATTTGTGCTTATTCCGGCAGTAAGCATGATGCCGGTTGGGGCATTGTATAGCAGCCGCAAATAATTCTCTGGTGTTTGATCGTCCAAATAGTTCTGCTGAAGTTCTTTCACATACTTCTTTGTCTTTTCTGTTACATACGAGCAACAACAATCGTCAACATTCATTTTACTGATGCGATGCATTGTTGACTGGCTTGAAACAATATCAAACCAATGATATCGCTCTGCTTCTGTCCATGCCTTTACCGTGAATGTCAAGTCGAATTGGACCACAATTCCTTTTAGAAAATTGTCATGTCCTGATCCTCTCGGCGCTCCGGCAAGACTTCTTGTTTTGTTTGTTATCTCATCAGTGCACTTTGAAATATCAATCTGCATAGGATATTTCGATACTCTGACGCTGTTCTCTAGTCCGTATACCACCGCATTTTCAATTAAATTCTGCATATTGATTCCCTTTCTCAAATATAAATAGACGTTTTACACTGCGGGCATATGATGTAATCACCCATGATGGTGCCTACTGGAGCATCAGATAAATACACCGTAGATTTTTTGCAAATATCTGATACCTCATAGCTCAGAAGTACGTGGCAATGATAGCATACCACGGTCCTTGTTCTGACAGTTCCGATAATTTTAATCATTGCTTTCTCCTAACTGCTTAATTCATACGAATACCAAACATTTGCATTGTGGGCAAACAATATACCTTCTTATAATTTTGCGTATTGGACCAGTTCCATGATACTCCCAGCCAACAGATCCTTCACGAATATCCGATATGTCGTACTGCAGTAGGGCACCGCAACTTTTACATCTGGCCTCTCTTATTTTCCCTGCCTCGATAATTTTAATCATCTTCATCCTCCATTATCTTAAACTTGTTAGATAGATATTCTCTTTACACTGCGGGCATATAATATAGTCTTTTATCAATTTACGCCCATCTCCCAATGGCATCATAGTTTTAACTGTTTCATTTTTAACATCTGATTTTTCATAACTCAACAAAGCACCGCAGTTGTTACATCTCACTTTTTTCTTTGTTCCGGCTTCGAGAATCTCGATCATCTTCATCCTCCCATTCTACTATAATGCTGTCTTCTCTTCCAAACTCAATAAATAGCGTCAAGCCTATAAAAATCATACAATATATCCCATTAACGCCTCCGGTGACCATGGAAAGTCCAAGACAAAAAATAAAAAGACCGAAGTATTTGAATAATAGTCGAAGTATCATTTCCGCACTCCTTTCGGAACTATTAACTTTTCGAATAACTCAGTTGCTTCCGGACCCTGTATCGCATTTAAAATATTGATTTGCCCCTGCTTTTTCTGCTCACCGACGATAAGAGTTGCCACGTCTCCATTATCAGTATCGCTCACGAAACTAACCAATACGCATTTATTAATATTTTTGTCCATTTCATTTCTCTCTTTCTTTAAAGTTCACTGGTCTGTGCGAATATAAATTGACCACATTATCAAGACAATCAAAACACGGATCATCTGATTCTAATGTATCTTCATATTTGCATTTCTTACAATACTGGTCAAAATAAACTTCTTTATATGTATCCTCTTCCATGACATCTCCTTTCTCAAAACAAAAAGAAGAAGCCCCTTAGGACTCCTCCTCCGTTTTAGATTCTTCTTTTTCAGAAGTGTTTTTGTCTTTCAGATCAATATCCACGATGGATCTTACTGCCATAAATACTACAAATACTGCAGCATAAGCTCCCATCGTGAAACCAAATCCTTTTTTAAATCCATCTTTCATTTTAATACCTCCTTAAAATATGAATCTTTCTCATAAAGGCCTATGTTTTTTACGCGAACGCGAACGATTGATCAAATGAAATGATCTGATTTGTTCCTAAGCGTGGATCGTCATATGGTATGATACATGGCATTATCATGCAAATACCAACACCAGTTTGAATCGTTATTGGATTTCTCGGACCTTCCAAATGATACGTCAATGCTGTATCGCAATCCTCAATGATGCGATATGTTATATCAACGAGCGTAAGATTATAATACGATCCATCGTATTCCAGTAAATAAGAAAGTTCCGGATTGGTGATATCTCGCTTTAATGGAATATAACCTCTTGACTTGGCAATGGCGAATTTTTTTGAGAAATTGATTTTTCTTTTGATACCGGCGAATGTGATAAATTTATTTATATCCGGATATGCTATTTTGGCTTTATCCAAAAGCTCTATTTCTCCAGTATTTTCTGTAGTCAACGCAAGTGTCTTAGCATTTGTAAAGCATGTATAATCAATGCCATTAACAATAACTTTGCATGGCTTTTGTAATATCTCTCTTGTTTCATTTGTATATGAGAAATATTTCTTCATGGCTATATACCGCTTTTTAGCTGTTGGAATTTCTTTTAACGAATCCATATAAATTTCATCTCTTAGTTCTGTCTTAAGCTCTTCAATTTTATTGTCGTTTAGCATTTCCAATATTTTTATATTTCTCATATGATACCTCCATCCGTCAATGATTATTTTCTCTTGCAGTGGATTTCGTATATTATGAACATAATAACCAATATCGGCCAAAACAAAACAATTTTAAATGAATATTTAGCGTTGTCCGGTTTTGACCAAGTTTCGACCATGTTTCCAATTGTCAGATAAATTAACATAACGAGCACAATTCCAATCAGGTCCATGCCTATTTTCTCCCTTCCAAAATATCAATGCGTTTTGTTAATTCGTTAATTGTGCCAATAAGCTCATTAATTTTCCGAACCATGACCTTATCAGTATTTCCATAAGAATCACTTACATAATATTCTTTATGCAGCTTGCCTATTTTCTTTCTTTGCCACATTATAAGATACCTGTGATTTGTTCCATCCAACAAATCTCCCTTCATTAAATTTTTTCTTATCTGTCAAAGCTCTCGATACTGCTAAATCAATACCGGATCTTGATTTAAGATAATAGTAATAAAGTTCATCATAAGGTGTGTTTAGTCTATCAACGCGCCCGGCAGCCTGTGTCATCATTTTATACGAATAATTTTGACTATAGAAGATAACGCAATTTGTTCGTATACAATTCCACCCTTCGCTTGCAGAATTATACTGGCAAATATAAACCCACTTATTTCCTTCCGGTACTGGCTGATGAGCATGTCCATTCCACTCGGCTATTTCTGTCCCATATTCATACCCAAGGTTCAATAGTATTTCTCTTTCGTAATCGTAATTATAAAATATAATTGCTCGTGGATGACTCTCGAGAATCTCAAGAAGTTTGATCTGGCGTGTCTCATCGCTATTCACAATTCGTCTAAGCACGTTACACATTTCTCCAGCATTTTGGATTGGCTCATTCTCTTTGTAGATATTTTTCCGATTTCGTATAACAAACTTATACTGCTGAATATCATAACTACAATAAATATCCTCGTTGTGTTTGACAATATCATGTGTATAATCCATATTCACAAGTATTCTATCTCTAAGCCGGTCCAGTCTTGTTGTATTTACATAACGATCAATTTTGGGATACTTCGTGTATCTCGAAAATATTACGTGCTCCCGATTGAACTCTGTCTTATTTTTAAAGAATCCATTTCCCAAAAATACTGGTAAATACTCGACATATGAATCGCCTGGTGTTCCACTGAGCAAAATCCATTTATTTGACTTAGCTATCGTCAAAAATGATTTGGTCCATGCTCCATATGAAACGAGACGCTGCTCATCCAACAAAAAATATGAATCTTCAGCATCTACGTATTTGCCGATATTGTTCCATGAATCTACGACAATCTTGTTCCCAAATCTTGTTTTACCGTCATCGCCTGGATATAACAAAAATGGAACTAATTCGCCAAGCCATTCTTTTGAATCCCTCTTTTTTGCAGTCGTTATGATATATAAATCTTTCGGACTTCTCATCGGAGAATATCCATCTTTATCAATCCAGCCTCCGTTCTCTTTGAAATACCAAAAAAGAGCGGTTCGAGATTTTCCAGATCCGACCGCTCCACATAGTATGCAACCATTTTTTAATTGATTGACTGCATCCAACTGATACGGATATAAAAAATTTGTTTCTGTTTTCTGTCGATATTGTACGCTCAAATTTTGCCCTGTTTCTCCTTTACAAGATATCTTCGATTGGGACCTGTTCGACGTCACCTCCGGCTACTGTGACACTTATCATGGTTTTTCCTGTCTCTTCGTCGTAGAAAATATCATCGAGAAGATTGTCGATTTCTTCCTGAATATCGCCATCCATCATCCGCATTACTTCGTACTCTGAAAGCCCGATCCGATTACGCAATCTTTTAAGAACCGTTCCTGTCCAGAAACGCATTCTATTCGCATCAGAGAGATTGCTCAGAAACATCAGTTCGTAAATTCCGACTTCATTTACAATGTCTAAATACTTATCAACGCTTGGAATTAGATTCTCTACCTGATCGATAGTGGTTTCATCGAGTTTCATAAATGCAGCCATTGGATCAATTCCAAGCGCTTTACAAACATCACTGAGAATTGCCCACCATTCATCATTTTTCAGAACGAATCTAATATTGTGTCCCTGCCATGTTTCTACTCTTGTCGTCATAGTTTTTCTCCTTCAAATGATTTGATAAAACAAAAAGAAGAAGCCTGACCACTAAAGTCAGAGCCTCCTCTTTAGAAACTACTTATGCACTTTTTCGACCGTTTCACAGATTGCTTTAGCAATGTTCTCAATCACCAATACTCCAGCAAGGATTGCCATTGTTGGAACAAATAATGATTTGTCGCCTTTCTTAAAATCCATAATATTCTCCTTTCGTTATGCAACATAATTTTGTTTCATAATAAGCTATGTATTTTACGCGAATCAGTATTTAATGACGACTCCTACGTCATCTCGCAATTCGTTAACATAGTCATCAAAGGAGCTTGTACCGTCAAGAATGTCGCCCATCATCTCGTCCACGTAATTGAGTGTTCTGATACAACGCTTTCTTCCGTATCCGTATAACCTATGCTCGGCAAGGGCGAAGCAGGCCATAAGAACTTTGACATTATCCCGTGATACTGACATTCTCATATCTTTCAAATCTTTTCTGGTTACCAGGAGCTTATTTTTACGATTTTCAATACGCTCTGTTCTCTCGATTTTTCTTCTCTCAGCACGTCCCATAATACTTTATTATTCTCCTCTCGTATCTGGTCAATTCAATAACACCACAAAACTACTCGTCCAATTTTATGGGTTTCTTTTATGTCAATAACTCTCTGGTTCGAACTGCCACGCCATTTCAAAGAGGTATCGCGAAGCTTTTCAACATATGGTCCATCGACTAAAATATCAATGTAATCCATGATTTCAAGATCCGATACCTCTTCGTAAGTGTAACCGGTATAAAGCCATATATTCTTATTAGGGAACAGCTCTCTGATATATTTACACAAAACCAATATATCTCGTCGGTTCCCTTCAAATAATGGATCTCCACCACTAAGTGTTATTCCAGATATATACTTCTTCCCAAGCTGATCGTCGATCTCATTTAACGCGTTTCCGTCAAATATCAATCCATCACTGCGATCCCATGTAATTGGATTTTGGCATCCAGGGCAGTGATGTGAACAGCCTGATACCCATAACACTACACGCAATCCATCTCCATTGAGCATATCGTCTTTTGTTATATTGTGATACCGCACTTTATTACTCCTCGCATATCTTCCGCCATTCGCACAGCACAGATTCACCAGTCTCCAATTCTTTCAGAGCTTCTTCACCCACGTCCAACCATACCTGTTTTGATTGTTCGCAAATATCACACTTTTCAATGCACAATCGCAATGGGTAGCCAAAGTCATCATGCTGAATGACATTTGAAACTTGCGTTATCCTCCACTGATGCTTATGCTTTCGTTTAATCAGGTTAAATCTCATTTCAGTTTAAACTCCTTACAATGCTGGTCAAAATATCCATAGTAGTCAAAAATGGATTTGCCTAATTCACAGAACGGCTCATCGTAGTCATCATAGTCATAGTGAACCTCTTCCATTCCGCAGTTGGCACAAATTGAGCATCGTGTCGGTTTTTCAGACGTATTGTCTCTATGGATAACAAAATTCTTTAAACGTTTACATGCTTCTGAATGCTCTTTGACAAGTTCAAGGCAAGCGGCTAATGGCGCCGAATGTTCGATACAAGTCCTGCATACATGACTATTTGGGTCTTTCCATGGGTCAATGTTTCTGAAATATAAAGCACAATTCGCGCTCAAAATATCGGTCGATTTTTTCCAATTTAAGATCAAAAGTTCATATACACTATTTTCATATTCTTTAGATCTGTAAATCCCATCAGAAACTTCTGTCCATTCGTCAAATATATTCATGTCCACCTCTCCATTCTGTTGATCAAATAGGCCATTCAAAACCAAAGTCCGTTCTTTTAATTTTACAGATAGGTTCTCCGTCCAACCAGAAGACAATACCCTCTATTGGAGTATGTTCCAGATAATGACGAATAAACTCAAATGACCTAGGGAGCTTTTCGATAGCGTCTTTTCCATGCGGAATTAAAGTATCATATGATACTTTATAAGGGTTCCCTTGAAAGTGCTGACCAACAGCCTCATATGTTCCGTCAACAAGTTTAGCGCCATCTTTTACACTATTATTGTATGCCTCAATGAACCACTTATCTGATGGATTATTTTCGTCTACTTTAACCCAATGAGGCCAATGCCCAGTAATTGGATCCGGATCACAGCAGGCAATAGCCCCTTTTGGAGGAATTTTCCCTTTTTTGCAGTCGTATCTTTTATAGAACTGACCATTAATAATAGCACAACAAGAACCGTCATATTTTACCGTTGGGATTCCTCTGGCAAGTGCTTCTTCACAACCAGGCGTGATAACATTCTTAATATCAACAATTTTATGTCCTTCATAAACTCTCTCAAATAATGTTGGAATTTTCTTCATACTATCTCCTCTCCTATATTTCAACTAGGTCTTCTTCTGTTAATCCATATGGAAATTCAGTATAAGCCAATACTTGAACGATCTGCCCCTCTATCCAATCATTTGTGGTATTCCAGAAATCATCGATATAATTACCATACGGACTTGCTACATCCACATGATAACTCCATGATTTGCCATGATCCCAATTATCTTCCCGCAAAAATATAAGATAATCAGTGTCATGTAGATCAGTTGGCGGATTACTACGGTCGAATGGAATCCAATTTATTACTGGAATTTTCATAAGTCACATCACTTCCTTCTAAAATATTCACCATTGAATGTGGAAACCTTTGAGCCATCGTCAATTCCTTCAAATGCGCGCCTTTTCTCTTTTCTACTAACCGTTTCTAATGAGTTAACAAGATTGTCACCGAGCGAAACAAAATATTTTTGTTTATGCGGATCATACTGAAGTGGTATAATTATATAACCATTTTTCATTAACGTTGAAAAACTGTTATCCATATCAGTATACATAGTATCGACATCGCTAATTTTTCCTGATTTGATGAACATGAGATCATTGTCCAAAACATACTGGAGATAAATGCCTCTTTCATTTCTTCCAATTACTCCATCTTTAACTAATTTTGAATATAACATTTCATCATCAACACAGCCGAGATAAAATATAACTTTTTTTTCGCTTAAATCTTTGCTAAAATCATTGATATATACCATTTTCATAGATCTATCCTTTCGTAAAACGAAGAGGCCCAACATTTCTGTCAAGCCTCTTGTTAAAAAACATGCTTAAATGATACCCCACTCCTCTCCAGCACGTTTCATATGTTTCCTACGAGCATTCCGATAGGCTTCTTCAAGTCCAAATTCTTTGAGCTCTTCTCTGGTTAATACTAAGGAATCTAAAACATCTTCGTCTCCATCCAAGTTGATAGCATATTCATGGTTGTCCATTTCGTACTCAAAGGCGGCTTCAGCAAATTCTTTGTCATTTTTCATTTTTTCATGAAGCTCTTCAGTAAATCCGATCAGCATGTTTACCAGATCAGTTTTATCTTTTTTCTTAACAATATCGCCAGTTCCGAATACGGTTACACATTCTTTAAGACTACTTGCCCCAATTTTCTTAAGCGCACCATAGACTTGATCTTTGCTAAAAGCAAAAGAGATTGGAAAATTATTTACTTCTTCCTGATGTCTTCTCTGCATTTCTACATATTCTTTTCTCTTTGAATTAGTATTCATAATGCACACTCCTTATTTAATCCAATTGTCATGATTAACGATTAGATACCCATAGGAAAATGAAAAGGACCCTAAGTGATCTTAGAGCCCAATTTGCTTATTTACACTGAAAACCCATTTTAACTTGACCCTTGTTTGCTGATGAACTTTCTTTCTTACACTTAATCCCGCCAGCATCAAGCATTCGTCGTGCCGTTTCGCTTCCGTTATCGGCAGCCATTTCAATTGGAGCCATCATAAGTGGTATAACAAATATGACTACCCAATCAGCCATGGCCTTTCCAATAGTAAATCCGAATCCGACTGCAAATGCTGCTTTCCTTAATTCTTTGAAATTTTTGTTCATACTAAGTCCTCCTTCTTATATGTTGTTTTCATTTCATAAAAGGAGATGTAGAAATCGCGTCATCAGATCATGTCATGTGTCTGCAGATATTCTGTGACTTTTTCTTTCAGTCTCTCCGGAATATCGTCAAGAGTGATAACTCCGAGAGAGATCTGTATTGCCAAAAATTTAATCATGTCCAACCCCCATCAATTCAAGTAATGCTGATTCAACCGCTTCGAGTCTTTCCATTTCTGTGATGGCTCCTGGCGGTGTATAGTCAAGATATTTTTCGGGATCTGCTGCAATCATCTCCTCAGTAATAACGCTCTGCTTTGTTCTGAACTCATTTACTTTACAGATATAAGAAACTTCTCCATCGTCATTTGTTTCTTCGTGATCGAAAATCCTGATGAAAATATCAGCAGATCCGTCAGCAAGTTTAAAGTATCCATATTTATCCGGTTTCTCCGAGAATGCCGCGTTTGTCATAATAGCTAACCACCTTCTTTGCTCGGCCAACGATTGTCTTTATCTTAAAACGTTTGCAGAATGGATATAAGTCACTATGTTTAAGCCAACCATAATGAGACAAGATTCTACGAGAAATATGCAGCGATAAATTTTCAGTTCTTCCTTTTACTCGTAAAAATAACCGACGAATTTTCTTAAATATACGTGGGCGAATAATTGTGTTTTTAATTGAAACACAATATCCCATCATATCGACTTTAGTCGTCCTTGTTCGGAATACACCATCGTTCTCTTTTATCGTCAGAAATAATACATCGGTTATATATCTCTTAAAATCTTTAACTGCTCTTTCCAGCCGTTTTACGCTCCCACTAAATATAATGATGTCATCCATATAAAACAAAACATGTGTCGCATTGTTTACTCTAACAATATCGCCATTTTTCCTCCTGCGAATTGAAAACGAATTTTCTGTAATATGATGATAGGCGTAGGACATATAGTAATTTGCTAAATATTGTGATAAATATGATCCAATGCATAGGCCGCCTTTGTATGTCCCAAGTAAAAAATGGATAACGTAAAGAATATCATCACATTTGATGTCTCTGTGGAGAAACTTTTCCAAATTCTTAATATTGACACTAGGATAATATTTTTTGATATCACACTTATAATAGTATCTACTATTTTTGTAATCTTTTCTGATCCATCGCTCTATTTTTTTCTTACCGAAAATCTGCCCACGTTTGGGTATTGATGCACACTGAAAATATCCTATTTTAGCCATAAACATCTTTTTACATGCATTTACGACCAAATAGTCATAGACCTGTTGCTTAATTGTGGATATTCCGATTTCCCTTATTTTTTCGGAGGTTCGATCATACCGCATCTGATAAACAATTGGATTGAGAACAATGTCTCTATTCTCGATCTCCTGGTACATCGAATAAGCAGCTTTCGATATAGCTTCATATAGTTTATATCTCGTCTCTTTCGACTTGGCATATTCCTTGCATATTTTTGCTCTCTCATGGATGTTTTTGCCATCACATTCGTAGTATGCAGCTAAGAAGTAGGACACGTCGGTGCGTTTCCATTTGCGTCTAAGACAATCGTATATAGCCTCCTCTACTTTGTCTACTGTTAAAATATAATCTTTGAGATAACGTTTCATTTTATTATCGTCTTTCTGTTGTGTGCCAGCTTTCGCGACTTTCCCTACTTGCCGGCTTTTTATACAATATTAAAGATCCATTCGGATGCCCTACTTAGGTGCGAAACACACTCGTAATTTATTTTCAGAAATTTGGCGAGACAGAATATTCCAGTTCGTATTACCCAGGTCATTGTTCGCATTCAGGCAGAAAAGACCTGCAGTAGCACCATTCCTGAGATTGGCAAACAAGAGAATACCCGTAACTTCGAGTGTGAAACCTTAAAAATTTACCTAGGGGAGTTATCCCCTCTTGTTACGCTTCGCTCCTCAATTCACCCCTACTCCATTCAAAGACAGGCGAGACAGAATATACCAGCTCGCATAACCCAGGTCATCGCCCGCAATCAGGCAGAAAAGACCTGCAGCAGCACCACGCCCGAGATAGGCAAACAAGAGAAACTCTCTTTGTCCACTTGAAGCTCCATCAACATATAATCCGTCGGCGAATCCGGATGCGGTTCCAGAATTTGTTGCTCCTGCTTTCGCTACCGTAATCATTCCGTTATCGAGATCTGCCTGCATATGGGTGATATAATTCCACTGGTTAAGTTTTGTCGGCTGAATGTTTTCCGCAAGTTTTTTGTATTTCTCCTTGATAGTAGTGATATTTGTCGTAAGAAGTGAGGCATCGTTTGTGACGTATACTTCTCGTGTTCCGGCACTATCAATAATATTCATCACAGCATTTGCCATGACTTCATATCCGCCAACTGCGAATTCGATTCCCTGGAGCACGATTGGGAATCTGCCATTCGTAAGTTCCGCAACGGTCTGGCAAGGGCATCCATTTCTTCCCTTGACCTCATCGCTGAATCCGCTTCTCCAATGGAACGATGATATCCAGGTCGTTGCAGTCGTAGTAAATGTGGCGTCGAGAATAATTGCTGTATGGGTGTCATCATATGCCTCTTTTCCGATAACGCGCACATCCTCTGCGAGATTATGCATAGACCAATTAACTCGATCGACAACACTTGTTGACTTATTATCCCCGATGCTGACATAAGTCCCAATGCTTATATTTCCAGCCTGTGAATTTGTGACAATAATACGATTTGTATTTTCTTCCGCAATATCTGTTCGATACTGGAAATTGTGGTTTGTAACTCCGGCAGCAACTGACTGAGAATTGATCGTTGCGAATGTAAGCCAAAATGATGTATACATATACTTATAATCACATGACATTCCGCCAGCGTATCCGGTACCCTTTTGTTTGAAATATCCGATGTTATTGTTATAACAGATCGCTCTTGACTGCCCATCTGTTCGACCTGCGCAATATCTTGCAGGGATAAGCCCTTTTGAAGAATATAAAATTCCATCAATTAATCCGCATACGTATTTTCCATATACGGCATAGCCTTGATCGGAACCGTCTTTCTTTCTGCATTCTTCTGCGAGAACATACCCATCCTTCGGAAGATCTGACCTGGAGTAATACCAGTATCCATCCTCTAACCAGTATTTCTCATAATAAGACATACCGAGAACAAATACGTCATTTTTACCAGTATCTTTAAAGTCATCCTGGCCCTTGATCGCAGAGACAACTCTTTCGCCGTCGGCAGTAACATATGCATTGCAATCATAAGTTTTAAACAGCGGAATATTTTCATAGTCGTCTGTTCGATGTTCCGCTGCGGTTGACATCAAGCGTATAAGGCCTTCGTTATCATCGAGCTTTTCTCCGGAAGATGTTTGTGAAGTTTCCCATAACGGAAATTTAACGGTATACACTTTACCTGTTCGACAAAGATTGAAATGCATCGCGAGAGAGGCGGTAAAACTCATATCTCCTTTATCGCCTTTCGGTCCGGTAGCTCCTGTATCACCCTTATCTCCTTTATCGCCTTTCGGTCCGGTAGCTCCTGTATCACCCTTATCTCCTTTATCGCCTTTGCTACTTGTATACGACAGGAGTTTAATAGTGACGGATGATTCAGTAACGTTTGTTACCTGCCAAGTACCAGTATTTGAGCTGCCATCGATATTTGTAAACACATCTCCTATAACAGGTGTTCTGTTAAAATCAGAGATGTTTCCGGTTGCCGTAATGTCGACTTGAGTATATGTCATAGTCCAATGCCTCGTCGCCTGAAGAGCCTGATTACCTGTTTTTCCAGTATCGCCCTTAGGCCCTTGCGGTCCAGTATTTCCTTTATTTCCATATACGCCGACTACCTTTTTATTTGTTTCCATGGATGAGCCATTTGTGTAATTTATTGTCTCATAATTCCACAGATACTTATTAGTCTCTGTCATGGTTGGAGGTGTCGTCGACCAAGACGTAGGTGCCTTAGTATTAGACGACGATACAGCGAAATGTTCCACGATACTTTTGATTCCATTTCCTGTTAAACCAATGTCTCCTTTATCGCCTTTCGGACCTTTAATATTCACTGGTTCCGGATTCTCTTTTTCATTATCATTTGTCCAACTAATTACTCCGTCTGCGCTTACAGATGGTGTATACACCGCAGTATTTTCAAGTCTTGTAAGAAGCTGCGTTACGATGTCCGGATATAATGCGGCAACGTGCTCGGCTGATTCTATGCTTTTTGGTATATATAAATCGCTATTAATTTCAGTATTCCATTTATTTACTACATTTCCAGATTCATCCGTCTTTGATCCAGATACAATAAACTGAAGGTTTCCTGCAACCTCTGTCAAATATCCACCGACCAGCCAAGTGAAATGGATCTGTTTATCATTTTCAGGATTAATAGTGACATCCTCGATATGATAACTACTCGGTCCTCCGTCAGCTCTAATGTAATTTACATATAAATCGAGTTTTGTAAGATCGATACCGTTAAAGTATCTAGGGCATTCGAACATTACGGCTTCTACATCAATATCATACTGCACTGCGATTCGTTTCAAAGCATCTGGCACAGTTATAATTCTGTCTTCTCCAATGATAATATACCCATCATCTTTTGATGGGATAGGTAAAAGTTTCGGATCATTTACATCCAATGTTGCTAATAATTTTTCTGCTTCTGTCATTATTCCCTCCGTACGGTTACAATGATTTCGTTTGTTTTAAGCATCGTCTCTGAATTTTTTCCGACAACAAATACTCGGAAAAAGTTTCCTTCCAACGCTTCTCTTGGAATTGTGCATTTTTTCCCATGTGTTAATGCCTGTGGTTCAAATTCGATATCTCCTCTGGAAAAACCAGCAACTTTTATCATCTTGTCCCATTCGTCAGAAAAATGAAACAAAATATCAAGGGTATCTCGGTTACATTCCATGCTGTTTGGGCCAAGCTGTTCTCCAGAAACATTTAATTCGATTATATTTACCATTTTTCCTCCAAAAAATATCCGGCACCAAACACTATGGTTCAGCACCGGACAAAGATCCATGCTATTTGTCAGTAGCTTTCATAAATTCCATACCGCTCGTAAATACTTTGAATAAAATGGAAATACAAATCAATATATCATACCAAGTCGGAGCATTTAATCGACTTCCGATCCAAATTAAGCAAATATAAGCTAACATTACTTTCCTCCTTTATTTTTCTTGCTGTACTGTGTATAGTTTCTTCGCACCGACGGCTCTTCACGTTTTGGATATGTGTAGGTCGTGCCGTCATTTGCCCTATTACTGTCCTGTTTTATATAAGGTGTCCCATCAGTGCCTTCTTCACCAGCAGGGCAAGAAAATGGCGATTTCATCTTCTTCCACTCATACTCGAATCCTTCGGAACCACTGATTTTGATCGCAAGATTGCATTTGTAATACTCGCCGGTTGTATCATTTATATAAATATCCCCGAGAGATCCTGCTGTATTTTTCCCTGGGACCCCATTTCCATGATTAACTCCCATTTTCGCTTTCCTCCCATTAATCTTCCGGATGTTCTTCAGCCGCAAATCTCGCTGAGAATCTATCAATGTCCTGGATAACACACATTGACTGAAGATACGCTGTTCTATGTGGGTTTTTGTTAACCTCGTTATCGTATGGACGGATATCAAGATCAACACTCGCAATGTCGATATCATCAAGGCAGGCGATAGTTTCTTCAGTAAGTTTTACTCTATTCGATCCAGACTTAAGATACACTACCGGCCCCCTTCCGTTAAATTTGACTTTTACAGGCAAATACATAAACGGATCATCGCCTTCTTCTCTAGGCGCTTTAATATGCACATTCCAGCCGATTCCATACTTATTTGTATCTTCGATAAGGGCATTTGCTATCTCCTGATCCTGAATAAGAATGGCGAAATTTCGGTTTCCCTCTGCATTGTATCTGCCACCCTCTCCTTTAAAATTCTTAAAGATAATCATGGCGTCATCGATCTGTAATACGTCTCTTGGTGCAAATGTAAGTTTCATTAATTTAATCTCCTTTTAAAATTGCTCTTTAAATATGTCGTTAAAGTAATTGAAAATATAAATGATAATTTTATGGCATCAGTAACCTCCTTTCAGGTGTTTTATATAGAAAGAAATAAGAGCCCTGACCGTATCTAGTCAAGACTCTTAAATCTATACCTATCTTATTTTTCAGAAAGCTTTTTGATTGATTCATTAATAAGTTTTTCAATCTCTGGATTGTTATCGCAAATAAGCTGCAAACCGATTCCGACTTCTGATAAGCTAAATTTTCTTCCAACTGTTACCCCAATGGTAAAAGCCGCAATAGTTGCTCCGGCAATCAAAATCTTTTGTTTGTGCTTTTCGATAACTTTCTTTCCATTTTCTTTGATTTCTTCAACCTTCATACTGTTGCTCCTTTCAAGTATGTATTAATAAGTATTCATAACAGGCTTTGTATTCACCGCGAGTCAGCCAGGCACGAGACTTCGTATAATATCTTTTTGATGAGCATCAAGATCGTGATACAAAGTAAAACCAGTAGATCCATTATACTCGTCTCCGAACTGCTTATAATACATGCTTGCTTTCCAAAGATCCGGATACTCATTCTTATATCTAGTAAGTTCTTTTGCTTTTGCATCATATTCTTTATCAGAAATATAACTGTTACTAAGCTCATAATAAATATAAGAATGAAGTATTATAAATCTCTGCAGAAAATCTATGCGGTCCTTGACTGATAACCGAATGGCATTTCATCTCCTTCCACATCCGCTGGAATATTCATAAAATCTTCCATTTCAGAATTGCTCTCATCGATATATGGATCGTCGGATGCAAACCATTCGGCGTCTCCATACTGATTAATTTCTGCCAGCATTTTATCCACCATATTTCGATAAAATGATAGATCAATCTTATCATGGTTTTCAGGGTCTTTTATCATATCGGACTCAACCCATCTATAACCGGTCGAGTTTGCAGCGGCATAATATTTTTCTCCCTGCTTACGTACCAACACGCCACCACCTTCTCCGGCCTTGATTGGCGTAAACTGACCCACTTTACCGACAAAGCGATAGTCATGACCTTCTGCAATCTTATCGTTCAGCCGTGCGCATTCAGATTCAAAAGTTGTGTCTGAAAGCTGACCCTTTTTATACTTAGACTCCAACTTTTCAAACTCTTTCTCATATTCGGATACGTCTGGAAGTTTCTCGTTCATATCCAAATATAAAGCAGACTTAACCGAGAATGTCTCACATAAGTCTTCGAATTTAATCGGCTCTTTACTGAATAACGTTTTAAACACATACGGAACAGCAAACTGTTTTCCTGTGGCTGTCCATTCCATTGGATGCTTCTTATTATCTTTAGGTACAAATCCGAATGTATTCTGACAATATTCAGGATCTTTATAACGAGCAATATAATCTGCGTCGTTAATCTGGCAAATACGATCGTAGAATGCTTCAAATTCGAATGTGTAAGAATATTTCTTTGCGAATTCAATACAGAAGGCAACAATTTCTTTAGTAGCATTCGCGATTTTGATGGAGTCTGTCTTAATTGCAACGATTTTGAATCCACGTTTCTCAACTTCATCCTGTAGTGTCTTCATGAACAATGCTCCGCGCAATGCAACAATATTGTTCTTGTTTCGACTGTCTCTAAACGGATTGTCAAATTTAGCCGAAGTAAGTCCATATACGGAATTGATTGCAATCTTAAGTGCCTGTGCCAGATCAGCAGCCTGTCCTTCGTCATCAAGGAATGGTGCGAGTCTTCCACCGAGCATATGCCTTGCGGTTTCAAAATCACCCTGTTTAATTGCCACACGAGCATCCAAAATATCTTTGAAGTGCTGTGTATAAACTCCAAAATAATTCATAGCAACTGCAGAATTCGGGTGTAGCGACTGAATATCAAGTAGCGCGACATTGATATAAATCCCAGCATTTGATCGAATATACCCACCGAATCCAAGATCGATTCCACGATACATATTATGCGGCTTGCGATCTTCTCCGAATTGAATAAATTCATAACCAGGAAATGCATTCAATGGCTTTTCTTTATGAATTTCATCTTCTGCAGTTCCGTATTGCTCACCAGTTGCCAAATCAGTATATACTAGGCTCGGATGGCGCTCATTTCCAAAAATAATCTTTGTTGTCAGCGAGTTCGTTGTATCATTAACTGTTCCGCCTGCCAAGTTTGCAAGAATCTTTCTGGCAGTAAAGTCACCCTGCAGATGATCGAACACCTTCTCGGTCGCGGTAACATCCCATTTGCAGTATTTTATTACTTCAGACCAGAGTTCTTCTGGAACTGGTTTATCCCATGGCAATCCAAGCTCTTTATGCCCGATACCCAGTTCAATCTCCCATTTCTTAAGAGACTGCTTCTTTGCCGCAAAATCATATACATCCGTATAACCGAGTTTATAGGCTTCGCTAAATAACCCGCTATCTCTGCTTCCTTTTGGAGCATTGATAATCCGCTGGGAAAGATCATAGAGCTCCTCAACTGTATATCCCATCATCCTTGCATACAGCAAATGCCTATCATACTTCCGACCATTGAAGTCAACCAGCTTAAATCTTACAAGATTTTCGATATCGGATGATTTTGGATTAACCATAGCCACAACCGGCTTGTTTTCTCCTGCCATTTTGTAACAAACCAGAAATAGGTTTGGAAATATCTCGATGTCATAAAAAACGAGACAGTCCGAATCACTTTCGTTAACTGTCTCATTCACATCTTCGCTCTTAAATTTCATGTCGCCGACAATTTTCATGCATGTGTCAGCTTGATTTGTACTACTAGCGGCTAATGCAATAACCGGACCTTTCATATCACTTAAGTCATATCCGATCCCGCTCGCATAGGCTTCATCCAAACACTTTTTAATCATATCAATACTTGGTTTTGTATTATGCATGATTTCCTTATTCAAATGTTTTTTAATGATGGATCGGAGATGCTTTTCATTTTGAATTCCTTCGATATTTACCAATTTCTTTACCCCTTTCAACGGCAACCCTGAACTCAATACGGAGAGTTCATGATTCACACATTTAATCAGTTTTCTCCGCAAAGAGCTTTTGCCGGTAAATACTTTTATTTCAATATCTTCGTCGTATATCCTAGACAGTTCCGTCGGGTCTCCGTTGTAAATATAGTGTAGATGGAGCCCTTGACCTCCCTTACTTACCTCCGCATATGTAGATGGCCATTTGCTTGCGGCTTCCAGATTCTTTTCTAACGATTTATTTCCACTGTCGTCCTTAATATCGAAATCAATAACGATATGATTTTCAGGAATTTTCACATAATGGAGCTTACTTGTATCAAGATCTGAAAGTTTAGTAGTAATACTATCCCATGGTTTTCCAGGAGTTTCATTTACTGTCGCATACTGAGCTGGACAATCCTTACAGAGTTCATCGAAAATAGATGGCTGTTCTTTTAGATCAATCCATGTCACTTTGTCTTTATTTTTTTCTTTTTTTTTACTTCCTCCGATTTCATTCTCGAAAATATCTGTTCGGAACTGACTGTAATAGTTTAACAGTCGTGATCCGTCTTCTGCATCGATACGATCGTCGTAATCCCAGAAGTAGTTTTTGAGTTCCTCTTTGAAATTTCTCTTCGAAAACGGAAATGAAACTTTGGCATCATCACAGTATGTCTTATACATTTCCCATGCAGCCTTTAATGTTGTTCCATTTTGATTTTTGAATACGCTGTAAGAATCGCATACAAAGTTATAGAAATCGTTAGACGCACCGAGCATGGATTTTGGAATATACTCGTCCTAATAGGCAGGATCATCTTCATAGACCTGTAAGCAATGATATGCAATTCCGCCAAGTTCAAACGGAATCTGAGCCATCAAATCTTTGTATTCATCCCCAGGGATTTTATTACCAGTCGGATGCACATCAATGAGTCGCCTTAATAAACCAGACTTTCCATCAGTAATCTTTACTGGCCTGTTTGTTCCCATGAATAAGAAGCATTTGAAACTCGTCTCATACAAGCCTTTAAATTTCTCATTCACACTCATCCTTTCATGTGAAACCAGCGAATTAAGTCTTGTATTATCTTCAATTCGCGATAAATCGCCGTCATGCTGAATTGCAACGAGCGGGTTTGTTTTGAATGGCTCAAGCGCAAAAGCATTATTCGCAGATCCAAGCGCCTTTGCGTCAAATGTGGAATAATACCCTTCAAACAATTGCTGCACAATATTAAGAATTGTTGATTTACCTGTTCCGGCAGCTCCATATAAAACCATAAACTTTTGAAGCTTTCTGGAATCACCTGACACAATAGATCCGATACACCATTCGATTTTATGACGTTCATCATCAGAGTATAGTGTTCCGATAATCCTATCCCATGCATCGTAATTTCCTTCTTCCAATGGATAGCTCAGTTTTTTACTCGCAAAGTTCTCTCTTCCAGGCTTAGTATTGGAAAATATCAATTCTTCATCAAGCATGGTATAATTATCTCGCATCTGTTTTTGACAATACTTATGGAACTTATCGATAGAGCCACTATCAGAATCCCACATATATTTACCAATCAGCGTTGTGTCAAATCGATCACAATTTTGAGTGATAAATTTTTCTATCTCCGCATCAACGAGACGAATGACATCATCTTCATCTGTACTCCACATTTGCTGTTCATTATCCCAAATTGCATAAAAATCTTTTCCTCGAACCATAAGATCATTCGATTTTTTCATTATGAATTTGGGAAAGACTTCTGTTATTCCTGATTTACTCAGTGTCTTTGTCGCTACTGTCATGAAGTCCAACATTCATCTTGTGACCTCCTTTCATTTTCGCAATATAAGAGTCCAAACTTTCTATCTTCCATCTTCCTGGAAACTCCTCAGAAACCGTGAATACAGAATCATTTCCATAAACACGAACTCTTATGCTGTTTTTCCCATTTGGAAACCATTCTTCCACGTCAGCGGAAACTCTTGGACCAACAGCTTCGGTAAATCGTTTGTATATATCGTCATGTGCCATTTTGATTACTCCTATACTAATGAATCTAAATACCAGAGCATGGCCATCCAAATCTCCACCTCTCGCAAATCTTGTTGACAATTTCTGATTCGAAAAAGGCTCCCTTTACCGTCTGGTTCAAACTCTCGGTTCATAAATTTGTTTATTGTTTCTTTTACATACTCTTCATTGAATAGGCGGTCGCTCATTGATCCAAGTCCTAAATTCGTGACCATCTGCCAGAACCATTGTGACGTTCTATTTCCGATAGTTGGATCATCCATTATATCCTCGCAGCGAATCGCCAACGCAAACATCATTTCTAATACGGTGCACGGACCTTCAATAAGATCCGCAGCACTCTCATCAAGATCGTTATAAAATGTAAATTGACGTCGAAGATTAAAGCCATCTTCCATGCGGTTTTTATCCCTAGCGTCTTTACATTTGAACGGTATTTCGTTCAAGCAATTCAGCAGTTTATCATACGTATTTTCTGGTGCATATCGTTTATGGCATACTATCGAATATATCCATTCGAAATACTCTTTCTTTACTTCTTCAGCAATCATTCGCTTGCACACATTCTATCGGAATATGCTCCATAATCACGCAGAATTTCATAGTGTACTTTCAGCTTACTATTCCGGATATATACTGAGTCTTCTTCATATTCACCGAAATGCTGCGCAAAATCCGGGCCGACTAGCTCATCCGCATTTGTGATAATCTTATCGTGATCATCGGTAAGAACCCCATCTCCCTCATAATATGTGAGAGTAATCGTCGGATAATCCTGTTCCCAAGATTCTTCCGGAGCAATTACTTCCGGTACGTACATATCTTCGCCCTCCTTATTTTCTTCTTTTTCAGATTTGCTCTCGTATCCATTGTTTAAAAGAATATCTTTGAGCTTTTCAGCATCCGCATCTGTCGGCTCATAATTACTTGCCTCATTACATATTGGCTGATTGTATTTTTCCTCGAAGTGCTCACGCATTGCAGCAATTTCCTCGTTCGTAATTTTTTCATATTTGTCTTTTACAAACTTATAGGTTACTGCAGATCCGGCTACTGTGCCGATAACGAATATGAGTCCTTTGATTAAAATTTCTTTATACATGTCGTTCTCCTTTACTTATCCGAGACTGATTTTGAAATCTTTATTGCTTCCAATGCCCGCCATTTTATCCGCAATTGAGCTGTAAATTTTAGATACATGCTCCAAATTATTATTAAATTCAGAAAGGATATCATCCAATTCATTGTCGAATTTCTCAGCAACTTTCTCTTTTGCCTCTTCCCGGATCTCGTTAGCGATGTCATCTGCTGAAATTTTTGCTACTTCCTCTGAAATTTTATTTTTGACTTCCTGCCGAATTGCCGATGATTTTACGTCAATCTCCGTGCGGACCTTTAAATCAATATCGTCTTCAATTTTCTTTGAAATTTTACGGACAGCATTGATTGTTTCCTGCTGTACTCTTCTCTCTACTGCCTTGTCGATTGCCTCCTGAACAATATAGTCTGGAACATCGACATCCATTGATTTTGAGACATTATCAATCGTTGTATCAAGTTTGTTACATATGCCATTCAATCTTTTTCTCGATCCATACGCATATCCGATGCCAATCAATCCAACGACGAATCCGCCAAGTCCAAAAATTAATTCGAAATTACTATCTCTCATTTCTTCTTTTCCTTTCCTTAGAAAAACTCTTCAAGATTGAGATCAAACTCATCGTCAATATTTGTAATTAACACCTCTCCATACTTGTTATTTCTGCAAAATTCAAGAAGTGTTTTGATTCTCGGTTCATTGCAATTTTCATATATTACTTTGTCATAGCGAAGGGCGAATGAACAAATATCTTTCCAAAGCTTTTCATTTGTCTCAAGCTTAACAGCTAAATTTGTATATCTTTGGTGTGTGAGTAAATGTTCTACTAAGGTCTCTCTCATTTCTTATTTTCATCCTCGATGCGTTTATTCTTGCTCTCCGGTATTGTGTTATTAATATCGGCAATTTTATCTTTGCCAATATTTAACGTAATAACTGTCAATGCAAATCCCCCAAACATCAGTGATATGCTCATTAATATACCGCCAGCGATATGACGCTTTTTCCGAGTACCTAACGAGCGATCTAACACCGATAAAATTTTTTCAAATTTTTCCACACGCACCAACTCCTTCTTATGTATTAACTTAAAAGTAAAGCCATGCCACTTACAAAGCAAATACCAGCCAAAGTCAATAATGTCGCAGCTAATTTATTATGCATTTCGTTTTGCCCTTTCGATTTCTGTTGAAAAAATATAATATTTGCCATTAAGCCTGATTCCTTTTATTTTTCCGATGCTCAATAATGCTTTGACACCAGCTAACCCGCATCCAAGTTCTACAGCAGCTTTATCCAATGGCACTAATAATGGTTTTGTTTCGATTTCCACATCTTCGAGATGGTTCTCAAGAATATAAATGATTAAATCTCTTCCTGTCATTTCTTATTTGCCAACTATATCGTTCCTTTCTGACAGTAAAATAACCCTCGGCCTGTTATAGCCAAGGGCTATCATACATATCTTTATAATAATCTCCTGTCCCAAGACCTACTCTTCAAATCATCTCAAGAATGTTGCCATCAACGTTGAAATCAAGGAGGATTGTTCTCTCATATCCATTTACGAAAGAACGTTTTCTTTCATCGGCAATATCATAAATTCCGAAGTCAATAAAATTATCACCAATAGGATTCTTTTCATCATAAATCCATCCCACAACCTGTCCGGCTTGTGTACGTGGAATTCCGAGCATATCGTACACTTCATTAAGGAACAGATGCCCTTTTGATTTGAAGAGGTCATTTGCATAACGCTGCTGATCTTTCAGGAACATTAAGTTAAATTCTGGATCTTTTGTCCAACCTGTACATCCATCGTCGAAGAAACGAGCATAATCACTCGTTAAGTTTGGATCAGCTACATCAACTGTTTCTTTTACAACTGTTTCTTTACCATTTGCATCTGTTACTGTTTTCTCGATTTCTTTTGCCTTGATATTATATCTCAGCTCTCTGTCAACCTCTTCTCCAAAACGCTCCAGAACTCTTCCACGATATTCTTTAAAGCCTTTATCAACTGCTGTATACGCCGCTGCCAGTGCAATATTTCGTTTGCGGAGAATATGATGACCGCCAATGATAGCGGCAATAGATACTGTTCCAAGAACAACAGCCGGGCCATAAAGTTTTACCAGTTTCACTCCTGCCTGTGTATATACAATTGTAAGATCTTTTTTGCTGTCTTCAACGGTATATTCTTTTCCTTCTGGAATTTTCTCTGGATGTTCCGTTACATCATGAATTTTATCAACTGTATCTTTCGTTTCTGCCAGAACATCGTCCAGTTTTGTAGTTGCTTTGCACGCCATTACAGCACTTGCCACAACGCCCACAACACCTGCCCCAACAAGAATTTCAGGACTGTGTTTCTTGAATTTGAATCCTACTCTATAGAATTTGCGAGTCAATGTATTCATAATTTCTGCTTTTTTCATGATTACTTATTCTCCTTTGTTTTGTTTTTAGATTCTTCAATCTCTTCATGACGGATCAATCGCTGCAGGTACCATTCCGCTTTTTTAAGATCCTCGATACCATTCTTCTTTTTCCAACGTGACATATATTTGATGACATTTCCAGTACATACTGCTTCGATTCCTGTAAGATCCTCAGTGAACGCTTCGATAGCATCGATCGTCTCAAGACCGTTTTTAGTTTGATAATGTTCAGGTCTGTTTACATTATCATATTTTGATTCCCAATGAGATGGGCGTGTTATTTCTGATCCATCATCCGCTATTGCCGACACGCAATCATAGCATACGTGTGGCGATTTATTGTTAGCGCAATTATTGCAATCAAAATTTTTCATTTTATCCTCCTAATCGATCGGCATTGCTTTTGGCAGTTTGATAATGTATCCGTCATACACCCTTACTGTCTCGGCAGTGCGAATATTTGTCCATCCGTAATTGGCGCTTGTCCACGGCGCTTGAAGATCCGCCATATCGTACATGTCTGCAATTGTGACAAATCCGTATCTCTTGATGGCGTCGTTCATCTGCTCACGGACTCTTTCGGCATCGACTCTGGTTTCAAAAATGATATCATCATAATCGAATCTTCTTCCGGAATTATATCTGTCTCGATCATCACGATCGTCTCTGTAATCTCTTCGGTCATCGTAATAACTTCGATAGGACACTTTGCTACCGCTTCTGTTTCGACTGTTTCCCTTTCCTCCATCATAGAAAAGCATGTCAATTCCACCGGTAACAATGTCTGCGATAGCTTTCTTGATCGCCGGAACTAAAACATCCAGAACAACATAAGACTTGATGTTTCCGGCATCTTCTGAAATGAACATATTTGCTAACTTACGTCCTTCGTTTTTCCTGGTCTTTACTTTACCGTTAACGACCTTTTCAATTTTCTTTTCTTTAGAAGCCTCTTCTTTGCTTCTATGTGAATTCGGCTGATAGTCTTTCATTCAAACCTCCTCATTAATCTACCATTTTGATTGATCCTGGCAATGAAATATTCGTGCCAGCAATCAGATTCATCTGCTTTTTCACCTGATATGTAAGATTGCTTCGTGCCTTTCTTTCAGATCGAGCAACTGTTTCACCTTTCCATTTTGAGGCTACACATTTTCCAAAATGCACAACTGGCCCACAATAGCTATATGTATGATATTCATCCATAGGCATCCTCCCAAAAAGAAAAGGGAAATACCCTGTTCAGGTACCTCCCTCGATTCGCATTACTCTTCTTCATTTGTTTCTGTGTCATCAACTTCTTCAGCTTCGACATCTGCCACGATTGATTCTTCGTCAACCTCTTCGTCTGGCACTTCAACCCATGCAAGTTTGTGACGTTTTCTTTTCGGTTTATCGGAATTCTTAGCCTTAAGTTTCTTATACAGTCCAACGCCTACCGCTGCAACTGTAGCAACTCCTGCTATTGCCAGTCCGATAACTTTTCCAGATCCGCCTTCAACCTCTTCATAGATATTATCCTCAGACTCTACCGGTCTCAGATCTTCGTTCTCGATTGTCTCCATTACTTCTTTTTCTTCGTTCATGATTAAATCCTCCTTAGATTTATAATGTTTTCTCATTAAAGCCGTTGTAAATTTCGCGTATTAGAAAATTGAAAGCCCGTGTTCACGAGCCTTCAACTAGAAACTTATTTTTTAGATATAATTTTCATAATAATTTTTCCAAATGCAAAACCTGAAGCATAGCAGATTGCTCCTAAAATTATCCCTTTATTTTTACCAACTGCTTCTCCGATCTTATACCAAGATTCCGAATTAGATCTATCCCGATCACTTCGAATGCGTTCAAGTTCATCTAAGTTTTTTAAAATAGATTCCTTCTCGTCATCAGTAATATTTTCTCGGGTAAGACATTTGATAAAATCATCATGGATTTTCTCGTAAACTTCTCTGATATCTGCTTCTGTTTCCATAATTTCTTTTGCTCTTTTTGTCATAATTATTCTCCTTTATAAAAATTTATTTCTATAAAGGTCTTTGTTTTTGACGCGTGGTATAGATCTATTAGAAATATCGATCGAAATCATATGTTGGAGCTTTGAGAAAATCAAGTACTAGGCACGGTTCGCCTTTTTCAGTTACCTGCGCGCTGATATCCAGCTCAATGTTTCCATCCGAAATATTCCATCCTATATCGTCACTGATTGTCGTATGCCTCAATCCAAGCTCGTCATATAACTGACTGAGTGACGCGTACGTTTCACTGCCATAGCCCATTTTCCAATTGAGATCATTCACTGCTTTCTTGACAGTGTTGATATCGGACTTAAAGTATCTCGCAGATAATGGATCAAAGAATAGAGATGTCCCTGTATCTGTGACAATTACCTCTGCCTTGCTTGGTGGAATTTCTTCAATCTTATCTTTGGCAATGCTATCTCTGATTGTTTTCTCTTTCTTTTCTCCAATCGTCTCAACGACTTTTTCTTTATACTCAGACAATGCTGTTGTAGAGAGCTGGTATGCGGTTGCAAGTGCTGCATTTCGTCTCATATGTACAGAATTAGCTCCAATAAGACAAGCCACAGAGCATACTCCGGTTACTGCCGCAGGAAGATATGGTTTCCATCCGAGCTTTACATACTCAATAGGACTGATTTTGATCCCGCCTTCTTCGCTCCATTTGCGCGCTTCTTCTACTGTGGCTTCATGAAGTCTTGCCTTTTTCTCTTCTTCGATGAGATCCAATACCTTTGGAGTTGCTTTTACAGCAAGGATTGTTGTCGTAATCATTCCGGCAATGCCGATTCCTGTGAGAATTTCTGGACTGTGCTTCACTACTTCTTTTTTAGCCATTTTGATTAATCCTGGCTTTTTAAATGTTTTCATGATGTTCTCCTTTGAATAATTTTTAAATATATCAAAAACAAAAGAGAACCCTCGTGGGGTTCCCTATTTGTCCTGATTCTGAAGCTCCGAAACTGTTTGTTTCAATTCTTCAAATTCCTCATCTCTTTTCTGTTCCTCAATTGCATCTGCTGTCGCCGCAATACCTGCACCGATTGCCATCACAATTCTGATAGACTTCTTAAAGAGGGGTGATTTAATTAAATTATTGATTTTCATTTTTTCCGTTCTCCTTTCATCATTTCATTAAAGGATGTGTTTCTGTCGCGACAATACAAAAATATCATCAAATATTGTCACCTGCGTATTGAAAAGAAAAGAAGAAATATTACAGGATTTGAACCCATACCTCCAGAATAATCTGGTGTTCTACCATTAAACTATCTATTTCTTCCATTAAAGGCTATGTATTTTTCGCGAATCTATTTCGAAAAGATAAGAGGCCCGTTATTGAGCCTCATTCTCCTTTCGTTTAATTTTTTGTTCAATGGATTTCTTCCAATCATTTGCTTTTGCCGCTACTGCTGATCGTACTTCCGGGATAGCCAGTGCTGATCCGACAACTGTAATTGCCGGAACAACGATTTGTCCAATCCAAAGTCTTACTTCTCTCATAGTATCAATGTTTTTACGTTTCATTTTAGAATCCTCCAATTGAATATTTTTCATTAAAGGCAATGTAATTTTAGCGAACTATCACAGATAATAATCCTGCCATTCGATCCCTGGCTCATACATGCACTCGATAATATAACATTCCAGTCCATCATCCATGACAACTTTTCTATGATTAAAATCAATCCAAAATATCCCATCATCACCGTCCGCTATCCATCCGAGATCAGCACCGTAGTCTGTATTCTCAAGTCCCAAGAAATCATAAAACTCATTTAGGACCGCATAACCACGTAATACATAATTTCGATTCAAATGATATTCCGCCATCAAAACCTGTTCAAGTGGAGCCTCGAAATACCTTCCACAATACGTATCGTAGAATAGACGCGGTTCCGAATAATCTTCTTCCAAATATTGTGTGCAATCACTAAGTAACGTATTGGCATGAATATATGTGGGCTGTGCTTTTTCAGCAGCGATTGCTTCTACGATCTTATCATGTGTATCTTTTCCATACATCTCGATTAACTTTCTTCGGTAGCTTTTATATGACTGATCTAAAAAGTTATATGCTCCAATCAAAGCTGCCTGCTGTTTTCTCGAAAGGATTGCTGAACCGATAACGCATCCAATTGTAGCTACGCCTACAGCAATCGTTGGAATACATACTGGGGCGATAGTTTTTATTGTTTCGATAGTTGTCAATTTTTCATCCTTCTCAGCCTCTGCCTTTTCAATTAGCTCAGTCGCCTTAATTGTCGCTTTCGCTGTCATAACCGTTGTCGCAATAACTCCGACAGTCCCAATTCCAGCAAGAATGATAGGGATGCTTCTCTTAATTTTTAGTTTCTTCATATAGCATTTCTCCTTTCTTAACTATATCTTCTTCGTAAAAGACCATCGGATCTGTCTCATTGACATCTGTTTCTCCTAGGTTTACGCATACATAGCCTCCATCTTCATAAATGTCCGCTATTCTTACTGTGACTGCTATAATGTCTCCAATATTATGTTTCAACTGTGCCTCCATTCCAGAATGATGATATCATCTATTCTTACATGCAGAATAAATGCCAGAGCAACTAAATTATCTACTGTTGGCAACGACTCACCATGACGCCACTTATATATATCATTGGGATTTTCAAAGTCGAAAAACCTCTGAAGCATACGTACTGTGATTCCAGCTTCATTCATTAGATATACGATGTTTTTACCAGTTGCCTTCATATTTATTGAGAAATCTGAAATATTCACATTATTCATTTTGAATTTTCTCCCTGCAATTATCGGCACATCACAATAATTAAACCGCCAACAACGATGGTATCCGAATATGGGATATTTGATCTGAGGATGTTGCTAATCTCATTTAAAGTATATCTTGTCTGAAAACCCATATACTCAGTTGTCCCATTATTGCAAATATGTATAGGGTTTAAAGGTTTCATCTTTGAAGATATGAGTTTTCTAAGAAAATTACTCTTCTTCTTTGGAATGCATATAGTTACGGCTCTTTTAAATCTGATCATTTTTGGATTCCTTTCAAAAAAAAAAAATTGAGCCAATGTTACAGCTCAATTTTCAGAATCAATTAATTTTGTTACCTTTAATATTGCCGAGTCATCAATGTTTCCATCTACATTAATATGAAAATATATTTTTCCATTTTTCATTTCTAGTTCAATCTCTTTAATATTGATATCAGGTTTAATACCCATATTCTTATATATCGCCTTAGAAATTATTCTTCCTAAAATACTTCTCATCATTTTTGTAGATAGTTTTATTTTCATCTCATCCATGTCTGTCTCCTTTAATCTTTATTCTATAAAAGGGAGCGTATTTTTCGCGAGACTGGCAAAATAAGAGGCCTAAATTCAAAGACCTCTTATTTTTTTTTTTCACAAATGTCGTTTAGCTAATTCTTCTGCCACTTTTTTTGCAACCATATTCATCATAATTTTCTCCGTATTACCTTTCACTGCGAGTGTCAGCCCAGCGCTGATAATAGTTGTTATAAATTTTGCATATTTTATTACTATTGGTGACATATAAATACCTCCTTTCTCATAAAGGAATATGTAATTTTCGCGAAAGAAAAAGAGTCTCAGTTTTTCCAAGACCCTTTGATCAAATATCAATTTATAAGTTTTCTTCCGCATTTTGGACAATATCTGAGCGTAATGTTCATATGCACTAAATCATTGCCCTCTTGATCATTCAAGCTTAATCGTAATTTTGGTTTGTGTTCATCACCATCTAGTATCCAAGCTTCTAACGTCATAGCGTTGAACACTGATCCTATTCTTACTTCTTTCGACTTAATCGGTTTAGTAATTTCTATTCCATCTCCAAATTCATCCGGTTTGCAAAATTTACACATAAATAAATTCCTCCTTAAAATATTCTTTCATAATACCCCATGTAAATTTCGCTAAATCTCTCTACGATCAAAGCATGTCTCCCATCGTTCTTTTTTAATCGGCTTGATCTTTAATGCCCACATGAGTTGGCGAATACTTACTGTCGGATATAAATTATCTGATGGTTCCCCAGATCTCTCGTCAAAAAACTTTTTGAATCCTGGATGGAGGTATACCGTATTCACCAGCCATGGGTCTATTTCTGTCCACCAAGTTTTCTTTGTAACTGGATCATACCGTTGCTGTATAACCGCCAAACCCTTCGAATCCATTTTGAATAATGTGCACTTATCGTATACCGGATGGTTACAGGAATATGTTTCTCCATACATTGGTACATATATCGTCGGTTTTTCATAAAAATATCGCATTATTCATACTCCTTTTAAAGTAAAAATTAAACTCTATTTTAATTTCTTAAAGTCTATTTTAATTTTTTCTCGCGTATTAATATAAAATAATAAAAAAAACGACAAAAGAGCCCTTGTTAGAGCCCTATTGCGATAATTTTCTTCACAGATTGCATATAAATATGTACTTTCCTTTGAAATTCATCCTTATATGATACACTATGTCTACCTCTATAATTGTCATATCTTGGTCTAACATAGTCACCCATCTCAATTATCAGCATAGCTTGCTCGATCCGTTCAATCGTACTCTGACGAATCTGCTCGCCTTCCTCAAATTTGATTAGTGACTCCGTTCCAACACCGGACAGCTGGGCAAACGTGTACTTATTCAGATTGTACTTCTTATAAAATTCCTTAATCTCCATATTCATATCCTCCTTATAATTTTCATATAAGGATAAGAATTCGTCGCGAAAAAGAAAAGCCCAGGAATATTTCACCCAGGCTTTTGCCTTAGTTGAATTTTCTAGCTCTAACATCCAAATGATAAATTTTCTGTTCGATATCTAATACATCCATTCGATCAAGATTGACAGCTTTCGCAATTTCGTCCGTACTAAGACCTTTACGGTACATAGCTTCGACTTTCCTGTAACTGTCATCCATTTTTTTTTGTCTCGTAATAAATATTGCCATGCTTAAATCCTCCTTTGATTTTATTGCTGTATTTCTATAAAGAGGTATGTATTTTACGCGAAAAGAAGAGACCTCGTGTGAGATCTGCTTCCTTCTAAAACTTAGTTCATATCGAGCATATCAAAGTATTCATTGATCGAATCCATAATTTGTTCCATCTTTACATCTGCGATTGTTGACTTTTGTTTACGATAATGTTCGGTATAACTGTCGGAATGACTGCGATTATATATCGCTGCCTCCATTCGCTCCTCCTCAGTTTCGTAAACCAATCTTTCATCCTCGATTGTGTAACGATCTCCAAATCTGTTTTCTTTTGTAATTGTAACTTTCTTCGTATACATAATACGTACCTCCTTCGTTTTTCTATAAAGGGATACGTAATCTTCGCGAAGAAAAAGAAGAGGCTAAGTTTTTCTTAACCCCTCCATTTTGAATCTACTTTTTCGGAATCAGTTTATTGATCCATCCACGGCCCATAATGGTTGTGATGGTTCCGGTTTCTTCAAACTTGATTGATTTGATTGTCCCCCAGACTGCCGTTCCTGTAGTAACCACCAAAGTGGCCAATGTTAAACCATTCTTTATCCTTCGATCATTTCTTTCATCTCGTTGCTGTTCTTCCTTAAACTTCTGGTCAGCCTCATGCTGCTGTCGTTTTAATTCCTGCTCAGCCTCGATCTTCTTGATCTCAATAGCTCGGTCATAAAGCTTAGTAACACCATCAACCGCAATTTTGTACTCATCAGTGCCGAGTTTCATATCTTTCAATACTTCCATTTCGTCACCAATCTCGCCATTAAGTAACTCTTTGATTTCATTCATACTTACATCCTCCTTAGATTTTTTCATTATAGGCTTTGTTATTTTGGCGAATTGTCTTTTAGCAAAATGATCTTATTTTTATCAAGAAGTTTCGGACTCTTGCTCACACTGATACAGATCTTGTAGAAATCCTTATAGTCTGGATCATCCATCTGTTCAATTTTAAAGGCACCATATCCGGTCTTGTAATTCCTTTCAATAATGAATGTCATAATACATCCGATACAAACGCCGATTCCAAATGCAATAAAACCTCCAGTCATGTGATTTTCCTCCTTTCATCACTTTGTTTTATGAAAAATCCCACCCGGGAAATTTTCACACTACGAATATACAATCATTCAATGTAACCCATGTCCGTAAAAAGAAAAAGGAAGGCTTTGTTAAGCCCCCCGTT